AAACGTGAGAAAAAATAATCATCTTAAAAGGAAGTTCGTTTGATTTTTTTTTTAAAAAAAAAAAAAAGACGAACTCTTAAGAGTTCGTCTTTGCTGTAATTATTTTACAGCTGAAGTTTTAGGCAATTGTTTTGGAGTTGTTTTGCCTTGTGGAAGATTCTTTTCAGCTTCTTTAGCTTTGGTTACATCTTCATTGATGTTTTTCTTGTCTTCCGGTTTCTTAGTGTCGGTTGGTTTGTTTCCATCTTTTTGGTCGTCCAAACGTACTGATGGGTTTCCGTCAGTTCCTTTGTCAAGACCATGTTCTTTGATGAATTTTTCTTCTTCAGATGGAGCAAAGATTTCTTCTTTTTCTTTGTCAGTCACTGGAGATTCTTGGTTAGTATCAATGACACCGAGACCATATTTAGTAAGATCGGCTTTACCATCTTTCAATTCAGCACCTGGACGAACGTTACCCTTTTCGTCTTTAACAAGTGCAAAACCTTGATCAAAGCCTGCAAATGTGTAAGTTGCAGCAGATACTGTTGTTGCAACAGTGACAGTAGCTGCAAGAGCGGCAGCTGACGCTAAGATAGTTTTTAATTTCATAATTAAAATCACCTTCTATTAATTATTTTTGATATATGCATTATAGCACATAATAAAGAATGTGTCAACAAACGGTTGACACTTTTTCGAAATTTATGGGATTATTGCGTAAAAAAGAATCTTATGATATAATGTAAGCGAATTAATTAAATTACTGAAGGGTGATTCAAATGTTAAAAGAAACTTTTAAAATGCGCAAGATTGGAAAACATTTAGTGAATGTTTCTATGCTTAGTTTGGCGATTGCGCCTGTTGTTGTTAGTGGCGTTCAACCCGCGTTCGCTGAAGAACGTGTGGCGAATGCTGAAACGGCTTATCCAACGAAAATCGAAAACGACATGACGCCATCGAATACACCTGATGCCAAGGGTACTTATAATAGTCAGATTAAAAGTATTGAGCTTGTGTCTCAATCGGGTAATGCGTATCGTTATAAAGTGACATTGCATGATGGTTATTCGATTCCTGAGGGTGGTGTTTTACGTTTCGATACGAATATCGCGAGTGATGCATTATCATTAGATTCTAGTAATGTTTTGAATAGTGCTGGTTCTGTTATTGGTGGATTGAATACAGTTCGTATGCGAAGCGAAGCATCGATTGACACCGAGCTTAAATTCAATGATATTCAAACGGCGTCAGAGTATAGTTCATTGTGGAAATCGTTGACATCTAAAGATTATGCGGTATTTGATGCTATTGAGTTTACGTCAAAGGATTTGTTTTCAAAAATGAATGCTAATCGTAGTTTTGAATTTGTTATTAATGTGAGACCTTATTATGAGTATGGATCGGGTTCTAATGGGTATAAACCTTTGTCGTATGTGGATAAACCTGCGAGTTTTGATTTATTGTTTCCTGATCGCACATTCGGAACAGGTGTTGGTTTGGGTGATAAGTATGTAAAATCGGGTGAGGTTCGTACGTCTCTTACCACTAAGAAGATTACGACAATCGGGTCTAAACCATTTACATATGATATATACGGTGATCAACTTGTGCGATCGTCAATTGATTCTGATGCGAATAAACCACAATGGATTGAATCTTATTTTGGTTTGCGGAATGGTTTTATTTATACACTTTCATCGCATAGCGGTCAAAATGTGCAAGAAGGGTCTAACAAAGCACTTTATTTGAAGAAGGGTGATATTATTCGGTATAAGATACCGGATGTTCTTTCGCTGAAATACAAAAAGGGTGTTTCTGTGGGTGATTCTTTATCGTTAATCGTTAAAGAAACAACGCCGTCTTCTTATGTTGAAAAGAAAAATCGATTTTCCGATACAACTGATTATAAGGTCTTTGAACGAGTGCGTGAATCAGCAAAAGAATCGAGTGTTTCTTTTAAGTTAACTAAATTAGAAGATTCGCTTATTGAAGGCGTTGTCGAACAGGATGTGTATATTAATCCGAAAACGGAAGTTGGGGTGTATTTGCCGTTTACTGATAATAAAGCGTTGAGCGGCATTGTTGATAAAGTTGGATTAAATCGATCTATTACAAGTGTTTTGACAACGGACGATCTCAAGACGTTTACGGAATCGTCTGATCCCGAATTCAGTAAACGTTATAATGATACGGGTGTTTCTGTTGTTCGAGATGGTTCTGTTTTGGGAAAATCTAACAATATGTCTCTTTTCTTTAGAAAAAATAGAAATGTCGCAGTGGGTGATCAAACAAATGGTACAGTAAAAGTTAAGTACGTAGATGAATCTGGTGCCGAAATTCCAAATAATCCTATCGAAACGATTGCTGAAAATAAACCTTGGTACGAGCAAGTTACAATCACTCCTAAAGAGATTGCCGGTTATAAATTTGTAAAAGCTGATAAAGATTTGAAATTGGCTGTGGGTACGGGTGAAAATATTGTAACGTTAATTTATTCTCGGAATGTCACCTATATTCCCGATCCGAAATATAATGCTGGTGAAAAAGTTCCAGATCCTGATGATCCGTCTAGAATTCATGTAGGTACGAAGCCGAAAGTTGTTGAAGAAGACATTCCTTTCAAAGAGGAAGTTCGTGAAAATCCGAAATTGCCAAAAGGAACTGAAAATGTTATTCAAGAAGGTGAAAAAGGTAAGAAGACGACAACAACTACTTATACTGTTGATCCTAAAACAGGTGATGTTACACCATCTGAAAAAGTAACAACTAAAGATCCTAAGAATCGCATTATTGAACGCGGTACTGGCGAAGATAAAGATGGTGATCTGATTGTGAATTACATTCCAGATCCTGAAAATGAGCCTGGTAAGCAAACTATTGTTGATGAAGGTAAGAAACCGAAATTGGATGTGACGGGCAAGGTTAAAGATCCGGGTAAACCTAAAGTAATTAAGGTTGGTACGAAGCCGAAAGTTGTCGAAGAGGAAATTCCTTTTAAAGAGGAGGTTCGTGAAAATCCGAAATTGCCAAAAGGAACAGAAAATGTGATTCAAGAAGGTGAAAAAGGTAAGAAAACGACGACAACTACTTATACTTTAGATGAAAAGACTGGTAAAGTCACATCATCCGAAAAAGTAACGACTAAAGAGCCTAAGAACCGCATTATTGAACGTGGTACTGGTGAAGATAAAGACGGTGATTTAATCGTGAATTATATTCCAGATCCTGAAAACGAGCCTGGTAAACAGACTATTGTTGATGAAGGTAAGAAACCGAAACGTGATGTTACTGGAAAAGTTAAAGATCCAGGTAAGCCTAAAGTCATTAAAGTAGGTACTAAACCGAAAGTTGTTGAAGAGGACATTCCTTTTAAAGAGGAAGTTCGTGAAAATCCTAAGTTGCCTAAAGGAACGGAATTCGTAATTCAAGAAGGTGAAAAAGGTAAAAAGAAAACAACAACAACTTATACATTGGATCCGAAAACAGGTAAGGTGACGTCTGAGGATAAAGTTGAAACTAAAGATCCGAAGAATCGTATTATTGAGCGTGGTACGGGAGAAGACGTTGACGGTGAAATCGTTGTAACGTATATTCCAGATCCTGAAAATGATCCTGGTAAACAAACGGTTGTTGACGAAGGATCTAAACCTAAATTAGATGTTACGGGTAAAGTTAAAGATCCAGGTAAGCCTAAAGTTATTAAAGTAGGTACAAAACCGAAAGTTGTTGAAGAGGAAATTCCTTTTAAAGAGGAAGTTCGTGAAAATCCGAAATTGCCGAAAGGAACTGAAAATGTTATCCAAGAAGGTGAAAAAGGTAAGAAAACAACTACAACGACATATACAATGGATCCGAAGACGGGTGAAGTGAAACCAACTGAAAAAGTAACAACTAAAGATCCTAAGACACGTATTGTTGAACGTGGTACCGGTGAAAATAAAGATGGTGATTTGATCGTGAAATATATTCCGGATCCTGAAGAAGAGCCTGGTAAACAAACAGTTGTTGATGAAGGTAAAAAGCCTAAATTTGATGTAACTGGAAAAGAAATTGATCCTGGTTCTCCTAAAGTAATCAAAGTAGGTACGAAGCCGAAAGTTGTTGAGGAAGAAGTGTCGTTTAAAGAAGAAGTTCGTGAAAATCCAGAATTACCTGAAGGTGAGCGAAAAGTTGTTCAAGAAGGTCATGCTGGTAAGAAAACAACGACTACAACATATACATTAGATGAAAAGACTGGTAAAGTTAAAGAATCTACTACTGAAAAAGTGGACGAGCCTAAAGTTCAAATTGTAGAAGTTGGTACTAAGAAATCTGAAGTTCCAAAAGAAGAACCTAAAGTAGAAACGCCTAAGACAACGGAGGTTCCTAAAAAAGAGGAGCCTAAAGTTGAACAACCGAAGACTACTGAAATTCCTAAGACGGAACCGAAAACAACTGAAGAACCTAAAGCAAAAGAAACACCTAAGCAACTACCTAAGACTAGTGAACAAGCTAAACAACGTAATACTGCGATTATCGCATTGTTGTCAGTTGTAGGGCTTGGTGGTTTGGCAACTTACTTCGGTCTTCGCAAACGTGATGAAAAATAATCATCTTTAAAAGAAGCTCGTTTGAGCTTCTTTTTTTTGCATTTTTCGATAAAGTTTGCTATAATGGTGATATCGGAGGAAATTTTAATGACAAGAATTCTATCAATTGATCCGTCCAGTAATCGTATTAGTACATCAACTACAGGTATTGTTTTATTGGATAATACCAAATTGATTAATTATTGGGTTGTGCCATACGGTGTAGATAATTTTAGCGACTGGTGGCGGACTATCGGTGTGACGATTGATTATGATATTGCTATTGTAGAAAAATTCATTGTTCGTCAAGGTAATAGTGCACGTGATAATTCCGTTGTTCAGACGGTTGAGATTATTAAGAAATTAGTACCGAATATTGTAGAGCAAGCTAATATGGGATACGGGACAGATGTTCCTGATAGTGTATTGCGTGCATGTGGTTTGTGGAAGTTCGATAAGTCGCATCATCAAGATGTTCGCGCGGCGGCTCGTTTGGCGTTGTTCTATGCAATGCGCAACGATATGCAAGAAATCGTGAATGAAATAGGCGATCGTGTTTATGAATACGAATATTCGTAATAGTTGATTTCACAAAATTTTAATGTTATAATGATTTTATCAATTACATATTAAAGAAGGATTTTTAAATGAAAAATAAATTGTTTAAAACTATGACGTATGCAATGCTTGTTACGACAGGTGTTGGGTTCATTGCACCGTTGGCGCAACCATTGTCTGTGTTTGCTGAAGAAAAAACAGAAGTTAAATCGGAATCATTGGATCTTGCAAAGGCTATTGATGACGCAAAGGTTGTTGGTGTTTCTGTCAAAATGGGTGAAACTAAGTTATTTCAATCTCGTGAAGAATTAGACGCTTATGTCAAAGATACTATTGCGAAATTGAAAGATGCTTCAGCTAAAGCAGTTGAACTTAAAAAAGCTCGTGGTCAAGAAGATGAAGCGTATAAAAAAGCTAAAGTCGAATATGACAAGGCTTTGGATCAATATAATAAAGATAAAGCTGAATATGATAAAAAGTTAAAATCGTATACTGACGGTCTTGCTAAATTTCAGAAAGATCAACAAGATTTGACGAAACGTAATGACATTTTGTCTAGCAAGGATGGTATTGTTGTCTACGGTAAGTACGATGAAGCGAATAAAGGATCTGTTAAATACTTCGGTCAGATTGGTGTAGGATTGTCAGACTACAATAAATATCCGAACTTGTCATTTGTTAAAGACGGCGACTATATTGGCTATCACGATGATTCAGTTATTACTGATGTGAAAGTTAAGAAAGCTGTCTATAATAATTCGAATTCTGGTGATCGCACTTGGTTGAACGCGAATGATTATACTAAAGGTGATTCGTTCAAACTTACGAATGTTGCGACTACAACTGATGGTGTTAAGCTTGACATGATTGTCACATTCAGAGAAAGCTTCAATCCGCTTTTGACAGAACCTGGAATCAATGATCAGAAATACGGAAACTTCTCGTTCCATAAGTTCGGCACAGAAGGTGCTATCAACGTTGATGCTCGTAACTCTGATAATAGTGATCTAGATTTTAAATTTGTAGATCAAAAGACGGGTAAGCCTGTAGAACTATTGACTGCTAATATCGAATCAGACTTAGATAACTATCAGTCTTCACTGTTAGAATATTCTACTATTAAATCTGCAATCACATTGATTCCTCAAGGATCTGAATCTGAATTGCAGGGTGGTGCAGTAGTTTCGAAGTTTAATGAAGGTGTCGATAACGCTAATGCGATTCCGAAAGGTTCATTCGTTTCAGTCGGTATCGGAGATACAATTCGTCATCAGTTCAAACCAAACGTAACTTTAGATCGTGCTAGACTTGCAAATCATTTTCTTACAACTTGGAATCAGTCTAAATCGACTGGAGATATCGAGATCTATCAGAAAGCAGGCTACACGTATCAGTTGTTTGGTAAATCGGTGGCTGTTAATCTGAACGTCTTTAAAGAAAAGAAACCTGTCGAACCAAAAGCACCGACGGCGCCGTCACCTGTAAAATCAAGCGGTCAAGATATTTCTATTGATGTTTCTGATGCTCGAATGGTGATTACGAAACACATCGATATTACAACCGGAAAAGAAATTTCTAAACAAGAAGATGGTAAACAACCTAAGAAAGATATTCCTGGTTATGAATTCGTTGAAACGAAGGATGAAGGTGGAAATACGATTCACTATTATAAACCAGTTGAAAAACCTGCTGAAAAAGTGATCACGAAACACATTGATATCACAACTGGAAAAGAAATTTCTAAACAAGAGGATGGTAAACAACCTAAGAAAGATATTCCTGGTTATGAATTCGTTGAAACGAAAGATGAAGGCGGAAATACAATTCACTATTACAAACCAGTAGAAAAACCGGCTGAGAAGAAAGAAACACCTAAAGAATTGCCTAAGACTAGTGAACAAGTGAAACAACGTAATACGGCGATTATTGCATTATTATCTGTTGTAGGGCTTGGTGGTTTAGCAACTTACTTGGGTCTCCGTAAACGTGACGAAAACTAAAAAAAAAAATAAAAGATACTCGTAAGAGTATCTTTTTTAATTGTGTTGCGCAACAATAGCGGCTGGATAGAATTCAAAAATACGAGACATTCCTGTATTGTTATATACGCCCCGATAACGTGTATTTCCACGTTCGTCTACGAATTCAGATGTGATTTTAACGGGAATTACTTCACCTGTGTTTTCGAGTTTTAGTGTGATTTGTTTGTTTGTCATATTTATTGTCCTTTCTAGTGTTTTTTTTTCTCAATTGTCTATTATAGCATTTAAAGCTTGAATGTCAAGCTTTTTTTAGCTACTTGCAATTTTATTTGCAATTTTGATATAATAAAAGCATACATAAAATAAAACGAACTCGATTTTAGATCGAGTCAGAAAGTGAGAATACATATGGAATATGCATTTATCCCTCAACTTGAGCGGGAATATCTTTGGGTGCGTTCTATGCAAGACGCACGTGCGAAGATGGGTCTTCCTCCGTTGTCTCCGTCAAAACTTCGTCGCTTGGCGAATGAAGTTCGTGAGATTAAAGGATCGGAATTTGGATTGGAATCATATGATGCAGTTGTTCAACAATTGTTGATCCAAGATGAACAAATTGATCCATCTATTAATGTTGCTCAAATTTTTAATAGAGAAAATCTATTGAAAGATTGGGGTGTTGCTATTAAGGAATTTCGTAAAACAGCGTCTCCTATTGAAGATGGTAATGGAAATGTTGTTGATTTGACAACAATTCCGGTTACAGCTATCAATGAAGACTACGGTCAATATTTGAATGATGGTAATATTGATAATGCTGTTTTTTATGTGAATCGTGCGGATTACGCTAAATTTATTGATGCTAAATCTAAAGGCGATTCTGTTGATAATGTTCTTCCACGCGCCGTTGTGAATTTAGATGATGAATTTATTCGTCCAACTCGTAAGTTAAGTCGTGACGGAAAAACTAAAGTGGCTCGACCTGATATGCCGACGGAAGAAGTTTATACTGTTTATGGATGGAATGGTCGTAAATTAGAAAATGGCGATCATGAACCAGGTCTTAAAGATATGATGGATACGCTCATCAGTAAAGAAGATCGTGCTATTATGTCTCGTGTGTTTAGCGATACAGAAATTCGTTCTGACCGTGCTCAATATATTGTGAATATGTTCAATGAGCTTCGTAAAAACGGTTATGATGTTTCTGTTCAAGAACCACTATCATATCTCGGCGATGTGGCTCAATTGAATGTGCGTATTGATAACAATACAGTTCTTCGTTTATATGACGAATCCAATCCTGAATATGTTGGTCGTGTACAAACACCAACGCGTATGTATTATTGGCAAGCCGAAGGTAAAGGTAAAGCAATTCTTGAAGAGTTGAATAGTACTTTTGCGCCATCTGTTCAAGATTCAATGCGTTTGTTGGATGCGGTTACGGGTCGTACGGTTTCAACGTTGTCTCAACACCGTTATTCTCGAAATAATGGTCGTGCCGATGATACTTTAGCTGAATTCAATAAGAATACGAATGGGGCTTCTTATTCTAATTATCGTTTTACAGATATTACGTTAGATCATCCATCAGCTACGGAAGTTGTAGATGGGGTTGAACGTCCTGTACGATATAATGTTTATAGTGCTCCTCGTGGAAATAGTGCAAAATCAGTTTCATTCGAATCAAAAGAGGCGGCAACTGAATTTTTGAAACGTCAGATTGATTTAGCAACTGTTGCGTATACAGATAGTATTAAATTCGATGAGTTGTCAGATGCGGCTGTTGTGGTTGAGCAGGCTCGTGAAATTCTTGACAATCGAGCTTATACAAATGATCAAAAGAAAGAAGCTCGTGCATTGCTGGAAGAAGCAAATGCGCATGTGGATCATTTGCTAGATAATCGTTATAGTTCATCACAATCTGAGTTGTTTGATGATATGGTTCAAATTCGTCACTATATGGCGCATCCTGAAGTTTATAATGCTACTCGTAAGTTTGAATTGACGTCTATTCCAAATGAAGATGTTAAATTAGAATTAGAAGATTTCATCAAAGCGTCTGCTGATGGGTTTACTGATCCTGAGCAAGCTCTTGAAGAATTGCATAAAGCTTTTATCGCAACACATCTTGGTGATTTTGAAAATGGATTTAACCCTGCAATTGTAGCTGAACTTGGAGCTGATGAAAATCGTCCTCGTTTGAGTTATGCTGTTGAAGCGGCAATTAAACGTTCGGGTTATGATCAATCTAAATTAATTGGTAACGAAATGGCTGTTGATCGTTTGCGAGATCGTATGATTGAGTTCGATCCTGAAACAGCTCGTAGTTTAGCCGATGTGTTAGTTTCAGACCCTGAACATAAAGAATATCAAACAAAAGCAATGTTGCGTGTTCAAGAGCATTTGGATGTGGATAATATTTCGAATGTTGATATTCAAATTGACGATAATGGGGTTATTCAGTATTCATATGATCGTCCAAATATTTTCGGTAAAGACGGTTCTACTCAACGAATGACCAATCAAATCGGTCAAGTATTCAATGAAGACGAATACGGTATTATTCAGACTAAATTCGCCGCGTCTGAGTCATTTGGTTTTGTTCCGGGTTATGAAGCATATTTTGTGCCAGGTGAAACTCATAAGATTGAGGCTGGTTTAGAAACAGATGATGAACGTCGTGCACGTTTGCGTTTACGTTCTTATGAACAAGCTATTATGGCTGAGATTGATAAGAATATGGTTGAACAAATGCAGGGTGCTTATCTCGGTGGTCGTGGCGATGATCGCTATGATAACTTTGTAGATACAATGGGTGCATCATCGCTTAATAAAGTGTATCGTAGTCAATTACAAGGTTTTAAATTAGATCCTGATTATACGAAACGGTTCTTGGATCTTCGTTCTGAAGATGAATTGAAAGCAAATATTCGCACACTTCGTAATCGTGTTCGCTTCCCTAATCGTTATGGTGATATTTCGGGTACGAACTTTGATGATTATGTTCAACAAGATGGTTTCAATGAAGCTAAATTAGTTGGTGAAAACCTTCGGGTTGTAGATCCTAAGTGGAATAATATTTTTGACCCGTATATGTTGGGTTCTGGTAAGAACCAAGGTGTTGAACGTTATTTAGTTGATGGCGCTGTCGTTAATGCAGATGGAACCGTTAAAGCCTCTGATGGTTGGGAAAATCCATTTACTGGTAAATTGGAACGTGACCGTGTGGCGATGACAAAACAAGAATCTTTTAAATATATTGATTCTATGCCGAGTGACCGTCAAATGATGGCAACTAAGCAAGCTCTTGTTGCACTTCAAGTAACAGAACCTGTTGGAGTTGCGTTTATGAACTTCGGCGGTTGGACATACGATGACGGTATGGTTATTTCGAAAGAATATGCTGAGAAATATCAAGTACCTGTCTATGAAGATGAAAATGGAGCGATGCGTGCGCAACGTAAGGGTGATAAACAATCTGACTTTGGTTCAAACAAAGGGGTTGCGAACCTTATTATTGACCGCAATATGAGTGAAGAAGAAGCACGGGCTCAAGGTATTTGGAAAGAGGTCCAATTCTTTAAAGCAAATCCCGAGTTGGACGTTGTAATGGGTCCTTATGCGACACTTTCTCGTAATAATATGTCTGTCTTGAAACAAGCACGTGATACGAAAACAATTGATTTGGTTGATCCGCTTCGTGGTGAAGTTAAATCGAATGGTATTGGTTTTATGCCTATGATGATTACGGATATGACGGTTGATAAGAAATCACACGTTTATGACAAATCGGATGTTGCCAAAGGTAAAGGTCGTTCTGTTTCGACATTGTTGATGTTGAACTTACAAGCACTTGGTGCGAAGGGTATTATTAATGAGGTTTATGGTAACAATGTGACACCCTGGGCTGATTTGCGTGAATATTCTCTAGTTCAAGGGGTTGATATTGACCACGATGGTAATATGAAAATTGGTTACCATCCGCAAGAAGGTGAAGAGCGTCTTCATTTCAAAGTTGATCCTAATAAATCAGCAGATGATTTTATGAAAGAAATCGCAAATAACGGTGGTATTTTGAATTTACCGTTCCCGTTGATTAACAAAGAACTAGATCGTCAATTGTTGAGAGATTCAGATGAGCCTCGTGTTAAAGATCATGCTTTGCGTGCATTGACTCGTGATGAAAATGGTGATTTTGGTATTCCTGTATTGTCAGGGGTGCTTCGTCGTTCTACAGAGATGATGGACGGTTCAACAGCAACTCACGATGTGACGGACTATTATATTGAAATCTATAAACGTGCGGCTTCTTATATTGAAGTATCTGAGCAAATTAAAGATCTTCAAGCAAACGGTGGCGATGTCGCTGAAATTGCCAAGTTGAAGAACCAACAATCTAAGTTGTATCAAAATGCTCAACGTTATTATGATCGTATTCAATCTGATACTGCGCCGAAGATTGATGGTCCGGGTGCAAACGGTAAGCACTCATTGATTCGTGATAAGATTACGTCTAAACGTATGAATAGTTCAGCAACACTTGTTGCGTGTGCGGATCCTCGTCTTGATGTAAATCAAATTGCGATTTCAAGAGAAACAGCTGAGAAGATGGGTCTTGAGGAAGGATCTAAAGTTCTTGGTTGGCGTGACCCTACGTGGCGTACAGGTGCGGTTCGTAGTTTTGAGATTACAATCGATGATAGTGTTACTGGTTTTGCGATGAATCCTCTTATGGATAAATCACATGATGGTGACTTCGATGGTGACGCGTATGGTTTTGTTGCATTGAAATCAGAAGAAGCTCTTAAAGAATTAGAAACGTTGTTGTCACACGAAGCCAATATTTTAAATTATGGTGATGGTCAAGTTGAAATTGATGGTAAGAATTACTATCCGTTGTTTGTAAACGATGGTATGGACGTTGCTTCAAGTAGTCACGCTTTTAAGGAAAATGGCAAAGATGATCCGGAAGAGCTTCGTAAGAAAGCAACTATTATGGCTAATGATCCTACAGTTGATCGTAAAGAAATTCTTAATGTTTTGAATGAATATGTTCATACGGCATTGCGTAGTGATGAAAACTTTGCAACAGATTACGTTGATTTGACAGATAGTCAAACGGTTATGACAAGTCTTGGTAAAATTGTTAATAAGAAAGCTAAAGGTAAAGCTAGTCATTTGCTTGAGTGTGCGAAGTATGAAGGTGCTCAGTTAGCTGGTGTTCAATTTGATAAGGTGAATGAAAATGAACCAATCAATTATGTATCTAGTGACAAACATCAAGCATCAAACGTTGAAGCTGTTACTGAATTGTTAAGTGATGTCAAAGATGGAATGTTGATCGATGTATTAAATGTTGATACGCCGTCTATTGAAACGTTTGCGACGGATAAGGATCGTTTGGCTGTTCAATATGCAACGGCTACGAAATCGGATAATACTGGTCGTCCGGGTACATTGATGCAAGATGCGACAGCGACATTTCGTAATAAAGCCTTACGTGAAGCGATGGAGGTGTTCTATAAACCTACACAAATGACGCTTCAAATCAAGCACAATGCTGTACAAGCTTATGATATTAATACGCAATTTAGTAATAATGGTCGTATCTCAGCGTTGTTCTTGTCTGGTCAAGATCCAGATGCACCTAAAGACGCATCCTCTGATGCTAAGTTAATGACTACAAGTCAATGGGTTTCTAAAGTTGAAACTGAGCTTGATTCATTAGGTCTTGATTATAATAAAGATCACGTCAATGTTTTAGGTCAAGCGTTAACCGGAAGTAATGGTTATATTCGTTCGCTTGAAAAAGCATTTAATGACGAAGCTTCATATTTCAATAAATTGTCATTTGGTGGAGCGACTGGTGGCAAAGACGGTGGTGTTCGAGCATTGGTTAAAGGTGGTATTGCGGAAGCATGTCTCTTCCGTGATGAAAACGATATTGACCGCGCGGTTGTTCCTAATGCAATTAAAGACAAGTCTATTGTTATGGCTCGTCCCGATGTTCTTGTTCAAAAACAAAATTCATTTGAAGAGATTAAGATTCGTTTGACGGAGCTTGAACAAGATGATCAACGGAAGTTGACAATTGATCGTGAGGTTGAGTCCGAAGTTGTGGTTGAAACACCAACTGTTAAAACAGTTGTTACGCCAACGGTTGAAGTTGAAGCGGAGGATGGTCATGACTTTAGTTTATAGTTCTAAGAAAGATGTTCCGACAATGTGGAAATTCATTGATTATTCGGAGCGTCATTCGAAACAGAATGTTTTTGAGGGTAACGGAGGTTATCGCCTCCAATGCCCTGATATTGTTCGAGAAATTTCATCAGGTGAACGAGATCCGTTTGAGATTACGGTTATGGAATATCGTCAACAAACCGCGGAACATTTTGATAAAATGTCTATGATTTATAATCAAATGAAGAATCATCCGAATGTTTATCATCAACTGTATATGCAGATTTATGATAATGAGTTTAATTTGTATCCGAAGGGTTTTGAACAACCTGCTATGGTGGCTCATTACCATTATTCGAATATGCTGTATGACCAATTGTTGTTGCAGAAAATTGATGGTTGCTTAGATGCTGGTTATATTAATGGGAATGATAAAATGGTTGACGCTCAGCCTACGGTTGAAGCTAATTTGATGCATATTGGCGATATTGTCTGGGATGACTTAGAAGTCTATGACTATTTGTCATCAGTGTCGAAAACTGTTTATTCTGATTATCTCGATTACAAATATAGCAGCCAGACTTTCAAATATAAAGACTTCAATATGCGTGTTGTTGATCACAATGCGAATGTATTATCAATTGTTAATGATAATATGGCATCGCTAGAGCCTTATCAATTGCAACCAGGTGAATCTTATAACGAAGTAAAACGAATGTATAATCGTAAGTACTACGATATTTTGGAAGAACCTGTTGTTTCGAAAGAACTATTGAAGGATAAGGTTCAAATTAATAAACGTTATCGTATGGCTCTAGATGGCGTTTTAAATAATGAAGGCGTTCGTTATAGTGAACCATCATTATAAATAAAAAAAGAGAAGCAATTGCTTCTCTTTTAATTTGTGCGCAAATGCCGTTATTTTGGCTCGTGTTGCATTTTAATGAGTTGGTCGGTTGATTATACCGCCTTGTCGTAAAATCGCTTAGAGACGATTTTAGAGGCTAATTTTGAGATGTGATATTTGAGCCGATAGAATCAACGCATTCATCGATTGTTGATTCACTATTTGCAAGTGGATTTAATAACGATTCAATTTTGGTATATAATTCAACACCTGTGTAGGTGTTCATTGTGTTGAACCAATCTAGAACATTGTCTTTTGTATAGGTTCCTTTTTTGCTGAACGCTGTGATGCCGTGTAGCCATTGATCGAATGCGTCAAATAGGCGATCGTTATGATTAACTTGAGCCATGATGAAAACGGTATCGATTTTAATAGCGCCATATTGCAGTTGTTTTAGTTCATCTTGAGTGAACCATTTTAACTTTTTAGCGGGAATGTATTGTTGTAATATGCGATGGGGTGTGAGTTGCATAACGTTTCCTTTCTTATTTGTTTTCTTCGCTACGGAGTGTAACTAAGTAATCAGCAATAAGAAGACCATAGCGTTGTAGTTGCATAGTTGGTGTATTTACAGGTTGCCACATTAGTTTATAACCTGCTTCTGCGAATTCATCGTAGCGGTCATGTCGCCCATCAGGCACGATGTCGACGACTTTGATGGTATCGTTTGGATCGAATTGTTCGAGTGTTTCAATGAGTTCTCGTACGGTGACATTGTGGTAATAATCTTGTGTCATTTATTTTTCCTTTTTAATGTAGTATTGTTCATAGCCGAATGTCACAACGTAGTCGTATTCGGGCATGTTTGTTTCGTTTTCGAAAAGTTGATGTAGTGTATATACACGATATTTTTTATGACGTATACGAAACTTATTGTTTGAACTTTTGTGAATTGCCGATGGGGCAACATCGTATAGTCGGGATAAAACTGCGATTTTTGGATCAGATGTATATTGTTTATTCACCATAGCTTAGACATATTTTAATAATTTCGTGAAAGAGACAAATCCATTTTTGTTTGAATCAAAGCAGTACCATTTTTGTGTTTTCGTATTAAACACATAGGCATAATCGGGTTTGTCTTTTTGGTTAGCGATGAAATACTTAATAGAGTATCGCATTTCATTATTTAACAGACGGTCTTTCATGGGTTTGAATTGAGCGCTTGTTTTGTATGTGGTTAATAGTTCGTAGATTTTTGAGAGATTGTTGTAATGGTTGTTTAGAATCGGATATGCTTTGTCGGGTGTTTTATTTTCTGTGACAAGAGCGTAATTGTATCCAGTTTGGTCTAAAATACCGATATAGGCTGTAGACATAGGAATTCCTTTCTATTTGATTTTTTATAAAAAAAAAGAAAGACTGAGTTTCCTCAGTCTTATTTTATTATTTTGATTCGCGTTTGCGTTTCAATCCAGCAAGACCTAGAGCCATCATAGCTACGCCCATAAGTCCAAGTGCACTTGCAGATTCACCAGTTGATGGCAATTCTTTAGTGTTTGCTTGTTTAGTTTGTTTAACTTGAGGTGTTGCTGGTGTGATTGCACCAGGTGTTACTGTCGCTGTTTTAGTTGTTGAGGTTGGGGTAGTTGTCTTGATTACTTTGTTTTGAGTAGATTCATGACGAACTGGTTCGTTGCGACGAGTTTCGTTTTCGTGTTTGATACGTTCTTGTTCACGACGAATTGTTTCTTCCAATTGTTTTGCTTGAACGAGTTTTTGGTATGCTTCGAAGACACGTTTGTAATCTTCTTGAGACGCTTTTGCTTTCAATTTCAAAGCTTCGAGTTTTGCAATTTCAGTTTCAAGAGTTGCTTTAGCTTCAGCTGTTTTAGCTTTTGCTTCAGTCAATACTTTTTCAGCTTCAGCAAGTTTTACAGGTGCGTTCTTAAGCAATTCAAGATAATCTTTTGATTCTTTTACTGCTTGTTCAGCTGATTTAACAGCTTGTTTAGCACGTTCAACTTGAGCTTTAGCTTCAGTTGTTGCAAGACCTTTTGCTTTCAAATCGTTTTCAGCATCGATTGCTGATTTGAGAGCTACTTTAAGAGCTTCTTCTTGAGCAATCAATTTAGCTTTAGCGTCTTTCAATTCAGATTCGCGTTGTGCGCGAACTTGTTGCAAGTTTGCAAGATTTGATTTAGCTGTTGCAAGTTCAGCTTTAGCTGTTTCAATAGCTTTTGCCGTTTCAGTCACCTTAGCTTGTGCTGAAGGTGTTTGTTCTTTAACGGCAAGAGCATCGTCGTATGCTTTTTGAGCTTTCGCGATAGCGTTTTGAGCGGCGTTCAATGCAGTTTGAGCGTCAACTTGAGCTGATTTTGCAGAAGCAAGGTCGTTTTCAGCAGATTTAACGACTTGGTCAGCAGTTGCTTTCTTAGCTTTAGCTGCTTGAAGCGCTTGTTCTTCTGCTTCAACAGATGATGTCAAAGATGCTTTGTATTCAGCGTCAGTGCTGATGTAGTCACCTTTGTCTTGGTTTGTTGGACGGTTTGTTGACAAGATGTGCACAGAACCTGAGCTTACGCTAAATCCAATACCTGTGCCTTCAAGTGAAATCAAGTGTTTAGCGTGACCGTTTGCTTGGTCGCCGTCAGCAAACATCATTTTGCGAATAACGTTTGCGATGTCTTGTTTCAAGTTCAACATGTTGTATCCGCCCATGTTTTCTTTGTGCCATTCAGGCAAAAGTCCACCGAGGGATTCAGCTGCGTTATACGGACGGAGAACTGAGTATTGGTGACCCCAGTTTTTAGCGAAGTTGAATTTGTCAGGTGTTCCGCCGTTGTCTGCGTAGAACTTAGAGTATCCACGCGCGATAGCGTCTGCAAATTCTTGACCACCAACTGTTAATTGGATTGGTGTGTGTGCTTTACCCGGTTCGCGTTGAGACCAGTATTGTTGGTTAAGGTCGTTCAACATTTGAGATACGAATTCAGCGATTTCTTTACGTTGAGCGGCTGTAAGGTTTTCAAGGTCAACTTTATCTTTGTTTGTTCCAAGAGCTGTTTTGTTGTAAGCATCCCAGTTAATTTCAGGTTGCAATTTCATGAATTCATCTGCATGAGAGATGAACCATGCGTAATCTTTAATGTCGTGTTTTGCGTATTCAGCCGGAATAACGATTTTACGGAGAGCTTCGTCTTGTTGCAATTTAGCAACTTTTTCTTGATAAGTCGCGTTTGCTGCATCGAGTGCTTTTTGAGCAGCATCAACTTCAGCTTGAGCGACACCTGCTTTAGCTTTTGTTTCAGCAAGAGCTTTTTCTTTAGCTTCCACATTAGCTTTTGCAGACGCGAGGCTATCTTCGAGAGCAGGAATGTTCTTTTCAGTGCGTTCTTTATCGAGAGCTGATTTTGTTTCATCAATTTTAGCTTGACGAGATGCGTCGAATTCTTTTGCACGAGTCAATTCATCTTGAGCTGCTTTGTGAGTTGATTCAGCATCTTTTGCTTTCAATTCAGATTTAGTTACAGCTTCTTGAGCTTTTGTTGGTGTAGTTGCTTCGTAAGCTTTTTCAGCGTCGTTTACTTTGTTTTGAGCATCTTTTACTTTAGCTTCTTCAGTTGCAACTTTTGAGTGTGCATCGTCAAGAGTTTGTTTTGATTTAGCTTCAGCGTCAGTTGCTTTTTGAACGCCTTCTTCTGCGGATTTAACACCATCATTAGCTGTTTTTACTTCAGCGTCTTTTGCTTTGACTGCTTCTTCAGCTTTAGCAATTGTTTCAGGAGTTGCTTTTTCAGCCGCTTCTTTTGTTTTTGCATAAGTTTCTGAAGCGGCATGTTCTTGAGTTTCAGCTTCTGTTGCTTTAGCGGTTGCGTCTTTTACGACTGTTTCTTGTTCAGAGACGGCTTTTGCAGTTTCGTCAGCTTTTGATTTTGCTTCATCCACAGTTTTTTGAGTTACTTCTTGTGGTTGTGCTGTAGTTGTGACAGTGGTTTCAACTTGTGGTTGAGCGACAGGTGTTACGACTTCGTCAGCATGAACGGCATTTGTAGCGGCCGTTGCTGCGAGAACAGTAGCACCAAGGGTAATTGTTTGTTTAGTAGATTTCTTCATAGAGTTAATACTTCCTTTTTGATAATTTATTTTCATAATAGAACACGGTAGGTGCGAAGGCACCTACCTAGATTTTTTGTACAAAAATCGATAGAATTTTTGTAGTTCATTATTAGTGATAATATTTTTGAGTTTCTTTCGTTGCTTAGCCCAATTGTAGGGCTCGTCGGATTTGATAATCTCATAGAGCTCCGATGTTTTATAGTCTTTGTACGTTTCAAGAATCGATTCATACAGCCATTTGTTCTTGACAGATGGTTCTTCTGTAGGATAATCGAATTCGTTAAGTACAAAGTCCTTTTTAATCGTGGTTTCAGTGACGCCGTTTGGTGTCACTCTAAATTCAAGATCATCATCGTAATCACTAATGAGCGCACATGACCATGCATGGAAAAAATACATGTATGCCATTAGGCGTTTTGCATCCATTTGTTCGTTTGCAAGAAACCAATTAGCTGAGTTTGGATAGATCATTACATTTGTCCTTTCGTGATTTCTAGTATATCACTATTTAGAGGTTGATACAAGCCCAAATTTAGGGAACCACAAATTAATTTCACGTTCAGCGTTCTCGATTGAGTCGGATCCGTGCACGAGATTTTTTAACGTGTTTCCGGTTTGGTGTTTTTGACCGTAATCACCGCGTATAGTGCCTTGTTTTGCGTTATCGGGGTTTGTTGCACCCATTAGTTCCCGCCAATCTTTAATTGCGTTTTCTTTTTCGAGAATCAACGCTGTGATTGGTTGTGATGTCATGTATTCGAGTAATGCTGGAAAGAACGGTTTATCTACTAATTCGTTGTAGTGTTTTGCTAATAATTCTTTTGATGGACGTACGGTTTCCATTGCAAGAATAACGAAACCGTGTTGGTAAATCAATTCAATTAGTTTTAACGAAAGATTTTGTTCAATAACATCGGGTTTGAATAAAGCTAATGTTTTTTGTTTAGACATGATATCCTTTCTAATGTACAGAAAACGATTGGTATCCCAATGTGAAGAATAAGCCAATCGTTAAAACTGTGAGAATGACTAACAAAATTGTTAGTATGAGTGCATGATTATCCGCATATTTGTCACCAAATATGAGATATGCATAGAACACTATGAAGCCTAAACACCAAGGTATTAGTTGAAGTAGTACTAATTCCATTTGTTGGCGTCCTTTCAAAGTTTATTTGGGTGAGGCGATCCATAGCTGCATGATGCCTCTTTCAGGTCTACAGAACTGGATAACGATGCCTTCGTGATCGTCCATGTGATAGTATGTGTAGTCGACGACTGCTTGATTGACGCCGTTTTGTTGCACACCCATAGGCGTTTCTAAGACATCCGTAAAGACATACTCGCGCGAAGAACCTTGCGCGTCTGTTACTTGCACGGATTTCCCAACAGCAACATAGGCCACGAGAGGACTCATTACGCCAGGATTATGACCCGCCATGTATGTGACGAGACCGTCATTGTTGTTGAGGGCGTGCCATGCTTGGCCGATGAATCCTTGATTGATGTAATTTTGAAGATTCGGGCCACGATCTACGAAGAGATTTCCCGCTACGAGTTCCCCTACATGTAATTTCACACCGTCAAAGGCAAGTGTGTTCGGTTCAGGTTTTTCAACAGGTTTTACTGTTGATTGTTTTTTTGCAAGTTTTACCGCATGATGCGTTGTTGGCGGAATTTGAACCTTTTTGTATTCGCCAGATGCATCGGGTGTTGTAATTAGTAGCGCTGTACTTAGCAGTAAGTTAAATAAAATCATAAAAGTTGTCGTAAAAGTGACCCAAGGATGCCCTCGATTTTAATCGGGGGAAATTAGGGTTGTCCTTTCTATAAATTAATTGTTTTTTTATTAGTGTTCTTTTTACGCATTAATGTATCGATTAGTTAAATACGCATTTGTGTGTGCTAATAATGTTAATTTTTTATAAGTTCGTTTTTCGTTTTTTAAGCCTTCTACGGAAGCTAGTGTGAATGCTCCTGAACTTCGGCGACTTTTAATATAATAACGATGATTATTAAAACATACGAGATCATATAATTGGAAACCGAAGACTGTTGTTGGTAAACATGCTATTTTACGAATATGACCTTTACTAAAGGATGCACGGTGTAATTGACGGTTATGTCTACGCATTTTTACTTTAACAACTGTTTGACTCATAGATGGAATGGTTAAAAAACCAGTGATACATTTGGCGTCAATATGATGTGCTTTCGGAAGACCTGCGTGAATACGATTATATTTTGTAATATAACCATACGTCATTTTGACATTCCTATACGTTCCGTTAATAGCATCATATAAAGCCCATCGTGTAGCATTCATATAGGTCATGTATTTAAACAATCGTTTTTCATTAGGTAATTGTTTTAATTTTGAAACTGCTTTTTTAGCAGATAAGGTTTGTTGGATGAATTCTTCTGCTGTTAGTGTTCCTTTCTTTTCATTACAATCATGACAAGATAAAGTCAAATTATCAATACGATTAGAGCCACCTCTTGATTTTGGAAGCATGTGCTCAACTTCGAAATCAGAAACAGTTTTTCCACAATAGAAACATTTATGTCCATGTTTTTCAAGAAGGTAATTACGAATGTTATAACCTTGTAATGTACCTTGCTGATACTCGATGCCTGAGATATCCGGATTTTTGATTTTTTGAATATCAAATTCAGCCACTTCAACAATGATTGTTTCAATAGGAAAATAGCGATGTAAATGATCAATTTCGTTTAATTGTACAGCTATTTTTTGTTGTAAGGACGGTGCCAACCACCCTTTTTTCTTGTTTTTACGATTATTAAATCGTGGTTTACGATAACGTGTTTTTCTAGTTCGTCTTGTTCGACGATACATATGTCTATTCGAGAGGTTTCTAGAAATATCATTACGCGCAATAACTTCAGCGTTATAGTATTCACGGTGTTCATTGGTTACTGAATAACCTGAATGAATAGCACCACTATCAACACCAAGAGTCATCGGTTGAATAATATGTGTATTCGGTTCATAATCTAACTGAATAGTGAATGGTTCGTAAGATACAATGTGTGCCTTTTTTGTTTTTAAAAGACGATAAACTTTGCCAAGACGTGTTGTCGGCATTAATGGTTTACCATTTTGATCTAATACGCAAGCTTGCGTTGTTTGTGTTGTCAATGTTTTTGTCATACGTTTTGACAAAGTCCTTTCTAATTTATTTAATGTTTATTTAATGCGGTAAGCGGGTATAAACAAACCCTTTGTTGCCTTCGCCAATGTTATCTTATAGTTTTATATCTTTATTACACGATTCCTACCAATCAGAATTGTTTAATAATAAAGCGTAGAGCGTGGGACTAGGCAGACATCCCAAGGTACCTATATATTTACAAGTAACGTAGTTTAAAACTGAGGCTAATCAATCACGGTTTGATGAACTCACTATAAAGGAGCCACGCAAACCGCCCACTTTAGTGGGTGGCTATTGATTCTAGTTGGTTTATAGAGATGTCGTTAAAGTGAGTCTACGTTGATGTCGTCGAAGTCAATCTACGACGAGACTCTTGGGGCTATTCTATATTGACGTCCTCAATCGTCTTATCATCGCGGAAACTTCTCACAACGGGGAATCGAAGAGATCGACCGCCGTTTTTGTTTTGAGTTTCTTCGAAGTATTGTACTTCAATAATTCGTCCAAGATAATCTTCTTGATTGTTCCAAATGTGTTCTCGTTGTTGTTCTGTTAGTCCAGATGCTACGTTGACGGTGTTTTCATCGTCGAGTTGTACGATGAGTGATTTGAGACCGCCTCTGTTTTTACCGTCAATTGCTTCTTCAAAACCAACAATCGGTAAGTCAGCCGTATGCATCTTTTTTACTTTGAGAAGTCCTTTGACGCGTTTGGTTTCGTATTTTGCATCAGGATCATTTAACATAACACCTTCAAATCCCCGTTCTGTCGCATAATCGCTCCATTTGTGGATATCGTGTTTTGTTGTACGACCTAGTATTGGAATAACACGGACAAGTTTTCCCGCAGTAAACGGTGCAAGATAAACTTCGCGTCGTTCTTTATAGGAATGCTCAGAGATGCCTTGCCTGAACTCATAATATGGAAGAGCGTCAAAGATGTTGAATCCAATGTTTAGGCACTCGCCATCTGCGGAGAGTTGCTGTCCAGTTTTTTGGAATCGCTCAACGCTTGAGAGATTCTCGTCAGTGTCTTCTAAGAGAAGTTCTCCGTCGAAGATCATATGCGATGTGTTGTTAAGGACGCTCTCAATGTCGGTTTTGAGTTCGGTGAGACCGTCGATTGCTTTTCCTTTACGTGTTTTAACAGAAATAACTCGACCGTTGTTTGTTTCAACGACTGCCCGAAAACCGTCTAGTTTTTGAGTGACGAAGAAGTAGGTCTTATCAGAATAACCGTTGATTTTTTTCTCATAAGGATATGCAAGTTGTACGCTGAAGACGTCTATAAAGTTGTCGCCGAAGACTTTGTTTAAAAGAGCCGCGCCGACAGTGGTCGTCCACGATTTTCCAATAATTTGTCGTAACACGTCTTGTGTGTGTTCATCGTATTGGTTGATCGTGTACAGTGCCATTCCGACTTCATTTTCAGTACCGGTGTTATGTACGAGCAAGTAATCGAGAAGCTCGCTAAAGGATAAGGTGTGGGGTATTGGTTCAATATTTTTTTGAAGTTTCTTCGTTGAAATGCCGACGACTTGATTCGGATCGCCTAGAAAATTCAAGACCCGTTTGATAGTTGGGTCTTGGATTGTTTCTAATAAGGCAGTCTTTTCAGAAATCTTAGACGTGGCTTTTAAGTTTTCTAAAGTGTTTACTAAGTTTTTCATATTTACACCGTTATAAAGTTGATCCAAGCGATATGTCCTGCCATGAATTGGAGGATGAGTTCGTTTTCGATATCTTCATAAGAACCTAAGAACAAAGCTGGTGCAAGTTCTGCGTCCATTAGTTGTTCGTCGGGATGAATGTTGATGAGTGGTTGTCCTTTTAGAGCATCAAAAATTGGATGATCAATGTCAATTTCTGAGAAATCTTGAGAGAACGTATACACATTATCGTTCAATTGTGGTGGTTGGTAGATATCCGCTAAGAATAAACCACCGTCGACAGGTGTTCCTGTTTCATCATATTGAACGCTTAGTGCGATTTCATATGTGTGGACAATATCGTCATCATGAGAGATAAGCACTCGTGTGCGATCATGCACGACACGCCCCGCTAGGGACGCATCTTGAACATGATCTTTGAAGTACAAATCGTGGATGCGCTGATATTGTGCGTCATCGAAAACATCGCCTGTTTCTAATTCAAAATCGCTTTCGATTAAATCATTTGTTGTTTTTTTGAGTTTCATAAAGTTCTTTCTAATTTGTTTGTTTTTGCTTTCTGACAATACCACGGACACGTGCTGGTCGTGGAAAAGCCCTTTTTAGTTCAAGGTCTTTACCTGAATAGTTCTTATCGAAGAAATTAACAAGATTGTAATCCGTGATGAGAGCTTCATCAGCATCCATCATCGATCCCGTGTTAAAACTACTAGCACTTGTTGCGTGTGTTGCTTTGAATTCCCATTCGTCATCGGCAATTAGATACATTTGAAGATGACTCAAGAATGTTTTCTTTGAGAAATAACTTCCACGTTCGCCACCGTGTTCGATGTTGAACCATGCTAAGTATAAATCATATAAGAAGTTTGGTGGGAGTACGTCCCAACTGAATTGATTTTTAAATTCATTCCAAAATTCTACAGCGGAGTTATTATCTTCTTTGTATTGATCTAGTGCAATCTTCGAACGTTCAGGCGTTATAAACTCGTTGAAGTGTGGTAGTTCGAGTGCTGTTTTGAGTACGTATTCTAATACTTCTTGACGAGCAATATAGTCGTATTTGATATACGCACGTTCACCTTTGCCTGTGAATGAATACAAAAATGGAACGATGATTAGACGTCGATAAAATGAGTCCGATTTATCACGTGTTTTAGGAAGACCATTCAACATCTGAATATTGATGGCTTTAATTTGGGCTGTGATAGGATCCTTATGTTTACGGTTGATCATGATGTCATCGCCTGTAATCATAGCTTTGAAATCTTGTACGTCGTCTAGGTAGATATCGACGGGGTTTTCGTCCGCAATATTAATTGTTTTACCAATTAGTTTAGCTTTCATGAATTCATGTTTGAAAGCAGGGATTGCAAGGGATGAGTAGTTGTCTTTACCGACTAGATTTTTAAGAAGTTGTCCGTAAGTTCCTTTACCGTTGTTACCGACAGATGAGTAGAAGAATACAGCTTTGGCGTTAATTTGACCTGGATTAATTGATCCGGCAATAATTTGCCAAAATAAATCATATGTGTCTTTATCGAATGCGTTGGACAATCCGCCTGCAATATCCGCTAACCATGATTCAACATCCCAATCTGTACCATCGTCATCATTGTGAATGACAATTTTAGATGCGCTTGGGTTGTAGTTGGTTGCGATCTTTGTAGTTGTAATGTATTCAGGTCGAAACGGTTCTAACTGTTTTGTCTTTTTGTTGTAGAGTCCGTTTCCTACAGGAACAATATTCGGATCATGTGTCTCAAGAGCGTAAGGTGCTGTTGAAAGAATTGCATTTTGATACGATTTAATTGCAGATAGTGTGCTATTTGCTTGAATATCATACAAAAGACTTTCGATGCGTGTTGGATCAAAAGTATATGTTCCTGCGCGTGGTCCGAAGTATTCATAAACCGCAATATCGCTTTCGGATGAATCGCGTGTTAGTGAAAGTCGAATTGTTGGGAAGTACACGTGGAAGAGCATCGTTAGTTCATCGATACGTGGTTTCATATTGTGTGCTCGTGAGTAATCCGGGTCTTTTCCATTACGAATAGCTTCTTGTCCAATGTGGACGCGGATTAGATTTGCAATAACATCTGTGATATGAACAATTAACTCGTTGTGATTTTGAACAGTAAACGGTGTAGATAAGTTTGTTTGGACGTAGTCGAAAAATTCAAAGATATAGGGATCTAGCTCCTGACTATATCGAGGAATCTTATCGTGGATTATATTTAGGTTTGGAGTAATTGTTACGCTCATATACATCACCTCATGATGAATGGCGTTCTACGTATTCCGCGATAGCCTCATTGATTAAATAGTTCAAACTGCGTGATTCGCGTTCACCGATCTCAACCATTTTTTTTCGAAGGGAGTCGTCGAAGCGAAGTAGAAATCGATACATATTTTTATCTTTATTTCGAAGTTGGTGCATAGGTTAAAACCTGCTTTCTAATTAAGTTTTTCGCATATTGTAATGATATCACAAACTTTAAAGTTTGTCAACATTTTTTTACGATTTTCTTTTGAATTTTCATTTTGGGTACAAAATCCTTCGGATCGGGTGTTTTACCCACTTTTTGGATAACCGGGTACGACCTCAAAAGTCGAAGAAACGCTGTCGTTACGCGGTTTGTGAGGTGCTTGCGGTTCATTTTTGACCCAAATACCCAGTTTACCCAGCAGTTTTAAAATTCATATATAGGGTATTTTCAAACTACATCATTTCATATACTTTATTTCTTTATTTTTTTTAATAATATTATATATAAAGAAAATGGGTATTTGGGTATTTTGAAGCGAAATCGCCTGTCGTTACTGACTTTGGGGTGACCCAATAGGTATCCAATTCGGGGTTTTTCATATCCAAAGGGGTCTCGAAATACCCACTTTTTTTGTGATTTTTAATTAGAGAGCATGCATCTCAATTTCAGCTTCGAGTACTTGTTTATGTGTGGATTTCTTTCGACACTGTTGGCGTTGAGTTCGAACGTTTTTTGCTTTTTTCGATTGAGCATAAATGATTGCGGTGTCGATATCTTCGTGTCGTTTTGTGTATTCTACTGAAATATCGTTCAGTCGATTTGCGTAATATAATAAGTCGCTGGTTTCTTCGATTGAGAATAAATCCGATGTTAGAATGATAGCTTCAGGTGATGGAAGTTCGTATTGTTTCCATGTTCTAAGAATGTGGTCTCCGAAGAATTTAGCGTCATCTTTATGTAATTCGAGTTCTTCCAGAAGATATCGGCATAATGGCATTTTTGTTAATTTATCGGCGGCAAGAACATTAAGCCATCGATTGTAATACAAATCAATAATATGTTTTGGTGTTTGATTTTGAATGGCTACTGTTTTTCGATGTTCATCAAGATATGCTTTAAATTCACGAATTTCATCAGCTGTGAATAAATGTTTTGTTGACATGACGATGAGTTCGTCAGGTAGATTATTATCGAGATATGCAGTCTCAAATAATGTAAGAGCTTTTTTCCATGTTCGAGTTTTAAATACTTTTGATGGTTTTGTTGTTTCGAGAGCAGATTGGATTCTGCTATAGAATAATTCTTTTGGCGTCATTTTTGAATCTCCAATACGTTTTTATTATTTGACATTAATATAATTTAGTGTATAATATGCTTTGTAGAGTAATTTGGACAAAGGTCAAAGATTGAACATTGGCGTAAGATGCTACGTACAGAACATCTTTGAAGAGATCTCGAGAGAGGTCTCTTTTTTTGAATATTAAAAAAGATGCATGGCTGAGCCACACATCTTTACTATAAATCAATGATGAATCGTGCAATTTCAAGAATTGCAGATGGTTGACCATTTGTGGAGAGATAAGCAGGTGATTGCTTATTCTGTACTACGTTACTCAATAAATGCCATAACTCATTTGCTTTCGCAACATCGTTGTTTTGCAATTGCGTATTGGTGTTGCGACGGAAAAGATCTTCGATGTACGCCGGATATTTAGCGGCAATTGAACTCGGCACAACTGTTTGTTTGAATTCATTGAGTTGAGCTTCTAACAATTTAGCTTGTTTTTCAGCTTCAGCACGAGCTTCTTCAGCACGGCGTTGTTGTTCGGCTAGTGCTTGTTGTGCAAGAGCGTCTTGTTGCATTTGAGCGAGCTTACGTTGTTCTTCGAGACGTTTTGCTTCTTGTCGTTCTTTTTCTTGTTTTAATTGAAGTTCTGCTTGTTGACGCTCAAGAAGTTCTTTTTGAACACGAGCTTGTTCTTCTTCGTCGTGTTGACGTTGTTTGTGGATTGGTCCGTTTGTGTTTACATATTGTGTAGACGGATTTTGTTTAAACTCTTGCAATAGAAGTGCTTGTTTGGATCCGTTTAGACCCCATGGGTTTTCAATCATAAGAGTTAAAGCCGCGTCCATATCAGCAATAAGCGCACGAACGTTTTTCAACACGGTTGACATAGCGGGTGATTGTTTAACAGCACCACTAATAAGTTTAGCATTGTTGATTTTAAACTTAGAGAAGTCAGTCAACTCAGGCGCGTATTGTTTGATATTTGGGTATTTGCTGAGTGTTTCTAAAAATACAGGTTCAACTTCAGCCCAACGTTTTTCTTTACGGCGATATTGCAATTCGTTTTTGATGATTTGCATATCGTCTTTTGCTTTTTTCAATTCGTCAAAGCCGTTATTTGCGAATGTTTCGGCAATTGTCGTTTGGATTGCGTCAGTTTGTTGTTTCAAGAAATTCTTTAAATCTTTTTGATCATCTTCGATGGTCTTTTTAATTTTTAGAACTTCTTCTAATTCTTTTGTCAAAGCCGTGATGGATTTTTCATCGTTTGCTTCCATGAATTTATCGGGGTCGCTACGATAATCGCTCAACAATTGTTGTACGTAAGCCGCTTTAGTTTTGACCGTATCTAGTTGTTTTTGAAGCTCAGGCGACGGGGTTAGCTGTGTATTTACAGCTAACGTCGCGATGCTTGTTGAAATTTCATTTGCGGACATTTTGTAAAAGTGTTCCTTTCGTTATTTTCTTTAATTATATCACGGTTGCAACTCTTGTTTCAAGAGAAGATTGGCTGTTTCCATTGGATATTCGAACATTGTGTGTTCAGAAATGACCTTTTGCATAGGTCCAACGTTTACAATCAATTCGGAATTCTTGGCGCGTGATAGTGCTACGAAATACATGCGGAATAATTCTTGCAAGTTCGATCCTTGTGCGCTTTTCGTCTTAAATGCGTTATGGAAGACTACGACGTTATCGAACTCGAACCCTTTTACGCGATGAATCGTCGATAGGACGATTTGTGCGTCCTTAACGTTTGGCGTTTCTTTAGATTGAAGATAATTGCTTGCGGAGATTTCTCGTTTTTCAACACGTACCATGTATCCATACAAGTATGAACGGAGATTCGATACCTTGATTTTACGAGCCAGCAATTGATTCTTTAGATAAATCCATTGTGGTGACACGAAGAGTTGATCAAGAGTTTCATTCATTTTTGATTGATAGAAGGCACGTTGTTTTTGAGAACGTGAACGATATGAGTTATCGACAGCGTCTAGGAGAATACGACGAATGTCGTTATTGATTGTTGGTGTTACAGCGAGCGCTTTCAAATCACTATTTCCGCGAGCAAGAGCTGTTGTCCAAATTGCAGCGATGTCGGCTTTGTCTTGTACTAGCGATGTGATTGGAATGTTCAAGTTGTTATCCGCTAACAATTGTTCTAGAGCTTGTCGAATAATCATCAATTCTTGACGAGTGTAGCCCACGAGAGCCACTTGTTCACCATTTTTAAGTTTTGTGAGAACATAATTTTTGACTTTATCGTATTGGAATACATCTTTTAGTGCATCGTTATAGTCACTTGTTCCACGAACATTGATGTCTTGGATTTCAACGGCTTTCTTATAATCAGCCCAGGTAAGTGGTGTTTTATCGTTAGATTGCAATTGAATTTGCGCAATATCATTAGCGGAAATAACTTTAAGAAATTCGTTAGCGTATGACAAAATTGCTTGTTTCGAACGATAGTTTGTTTCGAGTTTGTATGTCGCAAATACTTGAGATGCTTCAAGAGCGTTCATATAGCGAGGATCGCTAGAACGAAATTCATAAAGAGTTTGTGAACCGTCACCGACAATAAGAAGTTGAGCCTTGTTTTCGTTTACGAATTCAAGCAATAGGTTGTACTCGAATGTAGAGATATCTTGACTCTCATCGGTAATGATATAATTGATTTGACTGTATTCTTTTGGAATTGACAATTGACCGCCGCCGTTTGCTAAATGGTGGTGAATCATTACAGGTTCTAACTCAAGAGTTGTTTGACCGATAGCGTTCAAAATCGCTTCGATTGCGTTTTTGTATTTAGCGACGAGTGCGATTAGTTTAGCAGACAATTCATTATGGTCAATCTTCTTGAAACTGATTTGTGATTGAACATAATTTTTTGTAATTGTTTTAAAGACATCAATGATTTGATCAAGTTGGTCTTGTGTGTAGTATCGGTTAGGGTCTTCGTCGGATGGAATGTTTTGGAAGACATTCGAACTCAAATCCAACAATTTCAATGTGTTGTGTAACGTTTCAATTGACACAAGTTCTTGACTTGGGTATGTTTCGCGATAGATGTTATCGAACATACGAGCAAGTGTTTCTGATTGGATGTCTGGGAAGCGATCTTTAATGTTGTCAGCGGCCGCGTTTGTAAATGACAATACGAGAGCGTTGTTGAGGTTTTCTTTTTGTTCTTGAAGATAACTCAATCGCCCGACGACGGTATGACTCTTACCAGATCCAGCACCAGCTTGTGCAATAATCAATGGTTCTTTTGATAAGATGATTGCACGTTGTTGTGGTGAATAGTCAGGGTTTGTTTGCCATTTTGCTTCAGTCGCTTGCCATTCAGGTGTTGTTGTATCTGGCTTGTACAGATTTGGTTTATTCGCACGAAGTTTTGAGATGTTCGATGCTAGAAGCACACGAATATTTTGTTTTAACAAATGTTCGAAATAAGCATTAGAGAGCAATGGTTTAAAACGAAGTAATTGTTCATAGATGTCTGTCATGTCAGAAATTGTAAAGAATGATTTATCCTTTTTGTCAAAGTAGTTGACATGCGTCATTGTTCGTTTAAGAATGTTGAACAATTGTTTTTCTGTCATGTTTGTGTGATTAGCGTGGATGATATCGAAGAATTCTGTTAATTGTTTAACGCGATCTGTTGAAAGTTTGTCTGCGTGATATAGGATATTTGAATATACGCTTTGTGTTGCTTCGAGAGATTCTAAAGATGCATTAAACAGTTGTTTATCGACGTGTGACGTTGACATAATTTGCATAAGTCGAGTCGCAGTGGGCGCTGATACGATTAATGCAGTTGTATTATCCAAGAATTTTCGATTTAGTGGATATCGAACTTCATTGTTTGCTGTGATTGTCACAGAGTCATCGCTTACGTAACGAATTGATGTCACATCGACGAGATCACCGGTAATGATTGCCATGTTGGATTGTGTCAAATAATCAAATTGTTTTTGATTTGTGCCCGTTTTGTCTTTTACACGGAATTCACCAATTTGCAAGATGTCGATAGAGGCGTATACTGTGAAGTCAGAACATTCATATACTTTTGACCATTTATCAATACGGTTGAAGTTTGATTGACTTGTTTCTTTTGACAAATCTGTGCCGTAAAAAGGAATGTCGTCGGTGTTTCCGATTTGATAAAAAGTCGGTACGAGTTGTACAGGTGTTGCTTCTACGAATACATAGTTAGTGTTGTCAACATAAGCGTTTGTGGCATAGTTGGCAGAACGATAGGCAATTCGATTTTGAAAGGCTGCGAGTTGTTCATCGGGAATGACCATGTTTTCTTGAGCCTTGTGCTCGAATGTGTGTGACGTTGCGTTGAAATAGCCACGTGTCGCAGATTGTGACGAACCGGTTAGTGTTGCGTTGAAGAATTTAGGTGAGATCTTTTGAGTTTTGGAGACTTTACCTGTGATCTTCATAGAACCGTCGTTATTTTGAGTAATTGTTACTGGCATGTTAGAATAATCCTTTCAATAAATGGTTATTCTAAGCAAAGCCTTACTTAGAATAACGCGATTTGTGTTTGGTTGTATTGGTTTAGAATTTGAGATTCAATATATTCTTGAATTGCTCTTTCAGCGGGACGTCCATTTTCGTTAGGGTTGTAGAATTCATCAGCAATTGGTTTTAACAAATCCATATCTTGCTGGTTTTGTGTATCGAGTGATGCTGGTGTGAGTGTGTATTCTGGATGAAGATCTTGAGCTTCAGCGATTAATTTGTTGTATTTAACTGCGAGAATCTTTGTAAAATCTTCTTTTGTGATTGGATCGAAAACAAACTTGTAGGTCATGCGGTTTAGCAATTCAGGTTTGAAGTTTTGTTCAAGAATATCTGAAATTTCTTTCTTAGAATGTGTTTGTGTTGCGCCAAAACCAATAGTCTTTTTGTTAAAGTCTTGAGCTCCGGCGTTTGTTGTCAAGATGAAAATTGCACGAGATGTATCGATTTCTTCACTACGACGTTTCATTTTAATTTTACCATTATCAAAAGCCTGCATGAAGAATTGTTGAACTTCAGTGTGGGCTTTTTCGAATTCATCGAGAAGTACGATCGAAAATGGATTATTATTTAATGGTTGAAGCGGTAGTTCTGAGTTATCGTCAGAACCGATATATCCTGCGGGTGATCCCACGATAGCGTTTAAGTCACCGTGGTTTGCGTATTCGCTCATGTTGATATAGATAAGAGATTCTTCTGTACCAAATAAGCTTTTAGCAATTTCTCGAGCGATTTGTGTTTTTCCTGTACCGGTTGGACCTGCGAATAAGAACACATTTGGTCGTTTTTGTCGAACGAGATTCAAACTTTGACGTTTGAGTGCTTGTTCAATTGTTGATTTGACGTGATCTTGACCGATGATGTTTTGGTTTAATTCTTGTGCGATGTTTGAGACAAGTTGTGGTGTTAGCTCAACCATTTGGAATTGCGATAAGGCTGATTTCTTGATGTCTTTAACTGTGACGAAGTGTGGTGGCGCTGTTAGATTTTGCGGTACTGGTGTGATTGTGTATCGCATTTTAGTTTCAGCAAAAGTCGTATCCATAAGAGTGATAGCCGTATCAGGTCTGTGGTTGTTTGATTTCTTGTATAGTTCAGACTGTGTGATGATAGCATCAATAATGGATGAACGTTGTTGTGTTTGAATCAAAACGTTGTGGAATTTTGCGTAATCGTCCATAATCAAATCAATAATTTGAGTTGTTTGTTCGATAGATAGTTCGGGAACGTTAATCGTAGAGAAACGGCGGTTAATCGCAGGGTCTTTCAGAATGTTAGTTCCTTCTGAACTAGTTGTTGCACCGATTGTTTTAAGATTTCGTGCGAGAGCTGGTTTTAAGATTTGTGCAATTTTTGAATAGGTTTGTGAATCTCGATTATCGAAGAGCATATGGATTTCATCGATAAAGACAATTGATTCCGTTGCTAGTAAGAATTCGATAATGTTGTTTACCGAATCTTCCAATTGACCCACAATTCCTTTACCTGCTACGAGTTGAGATAGAGGCATTTCGTAGATTTCATGTTCACCGATCATATCAATAACAATTGGATCTTTGTTAGCCATTAAGAGCGCAAGATTTTCTACGAGTTGTGTTTTTCCGACACCTGCGTCACCCATAAGAAGAGCATTTGATTTCTTTTTACGAGATAATGATTTAATTAATGCAAGTGTTTCTTCATCACGGAATAGAGCTTTTTGAAGTTCACCGTTGCGTGCTTTCTCTGTTAGATTTACAAGTTCAGGTGGTACGTCGTCGGATTGTCCGCCTCCGTTATATGGGTTAAAACCACCGCCCATGAAAAATTGAGCGTTTGCATTTGGATCGGGGTTTGATGATGAATTTGATCCATTTGAATTTGGATCGTCTTTTGGTTTTTTCGAAAAGTCATGAATAGATGACTTGTCTGTAATCAATTCTAAGACCATTATTTTCCTTTCTGAGCGATTTTAAGTGCGAGGTGGTCTAAATATATCATCAACACCTAAAAACGTTTAGAAGGCGTTTTAGGGGCTAATTACATGATGAGTTTTGGATAGATGTCGATACCTTTCTGATACATGGCTTGTGCGAATTCTTTTGCGTATTCTACAATGTCGTCATATGTATCCCAACTGTTACTGGTTGGCATGATTGGAAGGTAGAATGTGTTCTTGACGGCTGCTTCTTCTTGTGTGAATACACGACTACGAGGAACACGGTCACAAAAGTCTGTGATGACAAAATTTAAACGATATGATTTACCTGATTTTCGATTATGGGCGTCAACTAAGTTGATTTGATCCCAGAATTGATTGAAATCAGTACCACCGCCGACTTTAGGTAAGCGGATGAATTCGTTGAAGATTTGCTTAGCCGTGCGTCCTTTGACGTGTAGTTTTACAGGTTTTGTGATGACGTGAGAGAAGAAGCTCACATAAATATCGACATTCATTTTAAGAGCGAGCTTGATGATGTTAATTGCTGCCGCTTTATAGTTATCTTCAGTGATAGATCCCGATGTATCGAAAAAGATGTGAATATCTGGTCTATAACTTGTTTTTGTTGACGATCCCATTAAGTTAGGATCAAATGGATTGCGCCGATTTGGTCTCATAAATGTTTTTGTTTGTGTTTTATATACGTTTTGAGATTGTCGATTTGTTAAATATTTTTTAACAGTTTTGATAATCCATTCAAGTTGTCGTTTAGCTGACAACGGTTTACTTGAAATTTTTCTATTTTGACGACGAACAATATGGCTCTTTTTATTATTTGCTTGCGAATGGTGATTTTGTTTAGGAACGATTGATTGAGCTGTTCGTAAACGTTGCGATGTAATCATTTTGAGAGATTTACTTAGGATGCTTGCTTGTTGGATTTGTTTCAAATCGTTTGAAATTTCAACAGGATTTGCGCCTTGTAGTTCACTGATATTGAGGTAAACGATCATGGCTGGCATGATTTGAGCCTTGATGTTTGTTGGACATGGAAACAGTTTTTGAGTTGGTTCTAATTCGTGAATTGCTTGTAATAAACAATGTTCGAATGAATTAGTTGCCATGTTTTCTTGAAGAATTACTGATTGTGAGATTTGTCCAGCAAACGGGAACGTTGCAAATTGTGATGCTTTTGCGATTAGTTGTGGATCGCCCAAAGCTTGAGCTTGTTGAGTTACAGTTTCTTTATAAAGTTGCCATTCGCTATCTGAGTTGATTGCAACGAAAAGCACGTTTCCGTAGTTACGTGTTTTAGTGAAACCGTAGAGGCTCGCGAAGAATAAACTCATAGCACCGTGACCCCATTTTGAGTAGAGGTTGTTGGTAGACGGAATGATGTCATCTTCGATTGTGTAAATCACCATTTGCTTTTTATCGTTAGATGGATGTGGCAATTGGTTGACATTTAACGCTTGAAGTCCATAAAGGTCATCAATAAGGTTGGTGTCGTTAAAGTTGAACGGTGTTAATTTGTTATAAATTTCACGCAGTTCTTGATCGAGATTGGGATCAACTTTGTCATTAAACCATAAATCTTGAATGGCGTTTGATAATTCATCAGACGTAATTTCTTGAGAACCATCGAAAATCTTGACATTTTGCATCATTGGTTTGATGTAATGTTGCTTGATGAGTTCATCGTATGGTTGATTTCTATCAGGTTGCACCGAGCCCCATGAATAGAATTGTGGGTTGCTCGGTGTTCCTTGTACTGTTAATTTCATGGGTTTTTTTTCTTTCTAGTAACTTACAGCTTGTGTCAGAGTTGGAAGAATATCAGAAAAGGCTGTGTTTGCTGAATTCGATGCTACTTCGTCGATTGCCATTTTAGAAAGCAATGTTGGATCCGTTGTAGCGAGTTGGAATAAGCTGTTTTTGATTGCGAATGGTAGTGGATCGTTCTTCAACAAGATATTGTTGATTGTACGTTTTACGAGAGCGTTATCGTTGATTTGGTTTACATTTTGTTGGATGAGCAACGATGTGAGAATGTTGATACGTGTATCAGCATCGAGACTATCGATAACGGATGTTTCTAAATCGATTTGACCTGTAGTTGCGATTTGCATGAAGGATGCTTTATCGAACGGTGGCAAACTGCTAAGTGATTGTTGAGTTGTGTTTGCTGATTGCAATAGATCACGGTAAAAGTCTGACATTTTGTCGAGCAATTTGTTGGTGAAATCGTTAGTTCCTACGGATCCTTCAACAACGACTTGTAGCAATGTTTTTCCGTCAGGCATTGTTTCCATATGTTGGATAAAGCTTGCACGAGATGCAGCTGATTTACTATCATCAAGATTAGACGTGTTCAAGTATTTTGACAGATATTCAATTGTACGAGGTACACACATTTGAGAGAATCCGTCTTCGTCCATGTCGAAATCCAGTTCGAATGATTCTTCATCGTCATCATCTGGATCATTGTTAGATGAGCCCGGATCTGTTGTGATTGTGTTTGTTAGATTTCCATAGTTTTCGACAAGTTGTGGGAAGCTTGTGATGACTTCTTTGATGAAGGGGTTTAGATCAGGAATGTTTGCTAATAGTGTTTCAGCGTCAGGTGTTACTTTGATGAAACGGAAACGAGTACGTGATGCTGAGTCAAGAGCGATAACGTTACCTTCGTCGTTACCAGCTGCAACAATACGCACATTCTCAGGGAATTTTTGTCCACCGATTGTACGTTCTGTACTTAGTGAAAGTGCGGCTGAAGTGATATCGCTACTAGCACGGTTAATTTCATCGAGGAAGATGATACTTAGTTTGTTTGGGTTTTCGATAGCGTAGTCGATTGCTTGTTGGATTGTATAGTGCGGGAAGAATGAAAGTTTAGAACGTTCAACAATATCTCCGGCTTGAGTTGTATGTTTTTCTTTATCGATCCGTTGACCAGTCAAGTCACTGCGATCGGCTAATTGGTTAATTTGAATAGCGAATACTTTAGCGTCAAGAATTCGACTTAGTGCGCGAAGCATTGATGATTTACCGATACCTGGTGCTCCTAAGAGCATAGGAACAGTGTTCGATAAAATAGATGCTCGGACGACAGGTGTCGCCGCCGTAAATGGAATTGGTGTATATGTATAGTTTGGCATGAGGTGCTCCTTTAAAATATTTTCGTATAATAGAAAATGAACGTGCCTACATATAGGGCACGTTCTATGAAAGTCGTGAAAGAAGAAAAAAAACGAAAGACGATTGTCTTTCGTTTTAAAGAGTTTAGTTTGCGCGACTGCGTAATGAATCAAAAACGTCAGTTAGAGAATCTCTGCTTTGTTCTGATTTGTATTTGAGTGAGTATACTCGTGCGTTTTCCCCATCGTTTAATTCAAGAATAACAGCTGTATTTGTTTTAAGGTTGTATTTACCTTTTAACTCGTACCCCAAATCTGATTGGGCGTTCACGTAATAGACGTGACTTTGAGTTTCAGCTGGTAACTTTTTGATGAATTCTTGTTCGATAGGGAACATCTTTTGGCAATTCTCACAACCTGTTTTGTAGAGGATATACAATACAGGTTTATCGGTAATCGCCTTTGTGGCGATTTGTTGAAAGTCTTTATTTGGTGTGTTTTGATCTTTGCCTGAAAGTTTTACGGTTGAGTATACTTTAGATGCCTGATCATAAGATGTATTTGATTTAGCAACAATGTCTTGGATTGGTTTATTGTATGTCATATAACGATAACCACCGTATGCGAGTAATACTAGTCCACAAACTGTTGCAATTTGAATAATAGTCTTTTTCATATAATTTTGTCCTTACGCTAACATTAATAGAACTACTATACCATTCCATGTGATGTGTGTCAAGATACTCGCATTGATGTTGTCATAATAGACTCGCATAAATGTAAACATTAGACCCATTCCGGTATAAGATACTGCTCCGTAGATTCCATTTGGTGCGTGTAAGAGAATGAATAAGAGTAATCCTAGACCGTAACCGAACCAATTTCTTTTAGCGTTGAATCGAAATACTTTTGGGATGATGTATCGGAACAGCAATTCTTCAATGATTGGTGCGAGAACTGTTACGTAAATGACTAACGGAATGGCACTTGTTTTCATGAGATCATTAATCGCACTTTGATTTTCTTGCGCTTGGGGCATGATGCCGAATTTCATAAGAATGATAGTGCTCGCTGTTATAAACCCGTAGTAAGCGATAATCGCTAAAAGAGTATAACGGTATTTGTATTCATGTTTTCGTTCATGAAGACCATCGTATTTGGCAATCTTAATGTAAGAATACCATGTACCAATAATAGTCATGGCAGAGAATGCCCAGAAACTAGGTATTGTGTAGGAAACTCTGCCGAAGTTATAAATGGTCATGAGTACGAATTGAGCTGAAAAGAACGCAACAATCGCACTCAAAGATACTAAGATTTTTGTTTTAGTTGTCATAGAATTGGCTCTTTTCGTTTAGTTTTTGAAGCACGAAATCGGGTGCTTTGTAAATAGACACCTGTCCGTCAGGATTTTGATTTCCGTCGTAAATTCCAATTAATAAGTTAGGATCGTCCCACAAGATTTCAGGGATTTGACGAATAAGTTCGATATTTTGTTCTTGTGTGAAAAGAGGTTGTTGCTTTTTATCATAATATTGAACGAACATATACGCTTGTTCTAGTGGTTCTTGTTGATATTGTACGAGTACTTTTGCTATTACAGGCATAATAATTAGTACTTGTAGTTCGGGTGTGATGCTGATGATGTTGTTCTTTGATAAGTCTTTGAACATTGGTTTCATCTCTTCGTGTTCTTTTTCGAAGAGATTTTTTTCGTTTGGAATGGAACCGTTGATTGTTTTTAGCGTAAATGTTGGTATTAGTGGTACATATTCGTCGAGTGCCTCGTAGAGTTCTGCATAGAACTCATACGGGAACATTCGATCAATGTGTCTCAATGGAATAGAAATCGGCATATTCAGGTGCTTCCTTTTCTTGATCTTTTAGTTTGATGTAATAATAGGCTTGGCGACTTTGGTATAGAAGCCAGGGTAAATTATCACGGTGCTCTTCATGTTTATCTCGATACGGAAATAGCTCTTTAGCGTATTTGTAAGCGAGATAAATGAAGTCGTTCGCGGTCATTTCGCGAGAGTGATCGCTTGATTCGTAGTATGTTGAACCCATAGCATTATCTTGTTTGATTAATGAATTTGCGGTTTTGATTAATTGACGATGAATTTTTAAGAGATTGGAATATTCTCGAGCCGAATGGTCGGGTTTTTGTGTTTCATCAAGCATATTATCAATAAACCGTTTGTTCATAATGACGTCGTGGAACATGTACCCGCGCATAGGTGCGTCTTCAGGTTTCGATAGTTGTTGATTGATGTAATCCATATGTAGATTGGCTTCATCGAATTCAGGTGCGTGTTCGAAGTGTAAACGTCTGTCACGTGCGTCTTTATCGATTTCTACCAAGTGATTCAATAACCATTCTAGCCATACACCGTCGTTAGTTCCTTTTCGAAAATCAGGTTGTGGTTTATTAAACATTTGTTTAGTAAACGTGATGTTGTGTCGATTGAACAAATACTCACATGTACCTTCTTTGTTTTCTTTAATTTGAACTAAGGTGTCGAAAATATAACTGTTTTCATCGTTGATGAACTCTTCAGGTACTTGAATTAGTAGGTGAAGTCCACCGTTTTTAGATGTTTCAGCATATTGGGCTGGAAAACGAGACCACCATAAAAGTGTTTCATCTTTTTCTTTTGGTTCAATATCGATCATCATTACGCGATTTTCAAGAGCAGATAAACGATACATGCGATTGACCATATCGAAATTTGGATCTTTATCGATCGTATGAAGTGTTACAAAGGGATTGCTGTCGAGTTTAGCCCCTACGACAGAGCCTGTTTCTTGCAAAAGTCTAAAGTTTACAGGCACTTTATTTTTATCAGATACAGACCAGGATTCATCGTTTGCTATTTTCGCAATAAGTGGGTTGCTTGCGAATACATGTGGTGGTTGTTGGGGAACGACGCCAAATACGTCATTCTTTTTTCCGTCAAATACCATATTCTTTTCCTTGTCTATTTTTTTATTAAAGAAAAACCTGACCTTCGTGAGAAAGTCAGGTCTATTTAGTTCATTTGATTAGTTATTTCCAAATGGAGAATCTTGTGGAGTTGCAAATGGACTAGTTCCAGCTGGTGCACCGAATGGGTTAGCTCCGAATGACGGAGTTGGTTCTGGTGTTGGAGCTGGCGCAGGTTGTGCTGCAAAAGTGGTTGGTGCAGGAGCTGGTTGAGCTGGTGCAGTTGGAGTTACTGATGCAGTTCCGTTGAAGTGAACACCAAATTTTTCAATTTGAGACTTCATACCCCCACCGCCGGCAAATGGAACCATGTCTTTTGGATACAAGATGTATTGGATACCATCTGTGATACCTGTTTGACCTTGAGGTCCACGGTACTCGTAAACGTTGATGATTACGCGTGATACAGGGTTTGTATCTTGAGCGGGATCGTTTCCTTCGTATACTTCGTAACCGTTATCTGATTCTTTTAATGTTGGAATCATTGATTTTGGATCAACTTTTGCAACAACGTCGTTGTAATCGTTGAAGTCCGGTGTTGATACGAAACGTGCTTTCTTAGATAAATAAATTTTGCTAACTGACGGATTTTGTTTGTCAGGTTTAGCTGCATTCAAAATGTATTGGTTTGCTGCAGCACGAATACGATCTTGTTCAGCTTGTGGAAGTGAACTATCTACGTGTACTTGAATTGGATGTGCTGCGTCGAAAGCAAGTGTGATAGGGAATTCATATTGAGTTGCGTTATATGAATTTTTACGTGGGCGTTTTGTTTGTGAAAATGACAAAATACCCTCTAACATAAATTCGTCTCCTGCGCGAAGACCTGTGTTTGCAATACGTTTATTTTCTGGCATAGTTGTTCTGCCTTTCTATAAAAATTATTTTGTGTCATTCAGACAAGATAAGTATAGCACAAATCTTGAAAGATGTCAAATAAAAAAGCGCCTAATCGGAGGATTAGGTGCTATTGAAAAGACATTATTGTTGAAATAATGTCCCAAACATACTTGAAGGATGCAGTGGTACGAAGATGCCTTCAGAATCAAGCATACGTTGGACGTACGGTAGTGCTTCCTCTTCGGAGATATGTCGACGGTTGTTATTTGCACGAACTAAGGCGTTGTTCCATTCGTGAAGTTTTTCGTCTGGTGTGAGATTGGGATCGTTGTCGATTGCTTGTTTTGTGTTTTCGAGCCATTCAACAATTTTTTCTTCGGTGTAGTTGGCTTCGAGAAGCATGACGTTATAGGTTGTTTCTTGGTTGAGACCGTTCACGTTTTCGGTTGTGTTTAATACCGAGATGAATGATGTTGCGCCTTTTAAGTTATCGATATCGGTACAGTAGAGCATTCGTAGATTTGTTTCTAGATGGTAAATCTCTAACGCAATGTTTACGATGTCGCCGTGTTTGATGGTTCGTGGTTGAAGTAACGCCACTTGAGAATTATTAAGTGTTAACCATTGAGGTTTTGCTTCAATGAATCTATTTTTATATTTTTCAAATTTAGGTTGATACGGATATGTAGGAATTCCGTTCTTACGAGTTGGTTTGTAGAGTGGTGACATTACATAATTCCACAAGAAGCTTGAAATAATTACTTTGATGTGTGGATAGTTTTCAAGAATGTAGAACAAAGTTGACGGTTCTAAGTGGTCACCATGATGGTGAGTGATGATAATATATTCGAGTCGGTCGAAAAAGAGTGGATTGTAATCGAGATATGCTTTTTTACGAAGACCTAAATCGACAAGCAAGTTTAAATCTTTCAACCAAACCGAGTTACCGCTTGATCCGGTTCCGAAGATATGCATAGGCATATATACATCTTCTTGTTTGATGATGTTGTTATTGAACGTGGTTGGTATTTTTTCGTATTTATCGTTAAGGGGTGATCGTGCGATAAACGTTGTAGGTTGTGACATTTTCACGCCTCATTTCTTTTAAATTTTCATTTTGGGTACGAAATCCTTTAGATCGGGTGTTTTACCCACTTTTTGGATAACTGGGTACAGCCTAAAAAGTCGAAGAAACGTTGTCGTTACGCGATTCGTGAGGTGCTTGCGGTTCATTTTTGACCCAAATACCCAGTTTACCCAGCAGTTTTAAAATTCATATATAGGGTGTTTTCAAACTACATCATTTCATATACTTTGTTTCTTTATTTTTTTTAATAATATTATATATAAAGAAAATGGGTATTTGGGTATTTTGGAGCGAAATCGCCTGTCGTTACTGACTTTTGGGTGACCCGACTGTTATCCAATTCTGGGGTTTTCATATCCAAAGGGGTCTCGAAATACCCACTTTTTTTGAGATTTTTAGTTGAACTTGTTGAAAAATTTCCAGACTTGTTCGTTGTGGATAATACCTGTTACACTCAAAATGAGCCAAATTAGAATAATGGCGCTTAGTGAAAGTAAAACAGAAGACCCTACAAAGAGGGCAGTCCGTTTACGTTTCAATTGAGTGCATGGTACAGCTTTGTAGTTTTCATACGTAGTTAGTTTTTGTTTGTGTGTAATTACGTCTAAATTTTTATCTGTTGCCATGTTTTCACCTCATGTTATTTTTTAGCGAGTTCTTTCTCAAGTTTCTTGAGACGAGTCATTGGTTTCTTATCAAATTCACCAAATTCTTCTTGGACATTGTACCATGAGCTTTCGAATGTATCTTGAACGAGGTCGAGATACGCTTCGTGGTCGATAACGTGTTCAATAAAGTCGGCACCGAATTCGTTATATTGATTTGGTTTACATTTATTGATTTGTGTTTCGTTGTCGATAAACACCGTCATGTTTGGGTCTAAGCCGTTAACTTTAACTGTTTTCGAATAGTGATTTTCTTTGTGCGCGAAATAACCATTCAATTTGTGAATTTTAACAGCGTCGAGGATTTCGGGAGCGTCCATAACTTTTGGTTTTGATTTGTCTTTTGCGGCAATGAGTGTTTCAAGTTTCTTGATTTGTGGTTGACCTTTGAGTTCACGAACTTTGTTTAAGAAGTCGAGTTTAACCAGGAATCCGCGGTTGTAGTGTTGCATTGGAATCAAGATTGATTTTTCGGTCTCGTTTACAATCTGTGTTTCTTTTTGGTATAGATAGCGTTGAGTACTTGGACTTGACGCTAAGATCCATTGATAGAAACGAGAAAGTTCGAAACGTTTTTCGTCTGATACGAGATGATTGTTTACGAAATCAATATACAGTTGACGTGCAAATTCACGGTCGAAGTGTTTATTTGCAGCGTTTTCTTTTTTCCACAAATATTCAGCGAGGATGCGGTCAACAATTGCCGGGTGAGCTAGGTTGTTGACTGGCGCAGGACCTTGCCAAGCTGTTAGTGATCCACCGTTTGCTGCCGCAATTTCTTCTTCGCCTGTTTTCTTGTTGATGTGAATTTCAAGACGGTTGTTTGAGTCTTTGGAAATGAAGTTTGTCAATACTTCAGGTTCAATATCAACGTACATATCGGCAACTGTGTCGAACAAAACTTTGTTATTTTTCTCTGGTGAAATATTCATTGTGTACAAACCATCAGTATTTGTGGATGGTACTTTTGCACCAGCGAGCGTTTCGGCTTGACCGATACGATAACTGAAAAGCTGTCCGATGATACGCATTGCGATAACTTTGTTGTTAACACGAAGATTGGTATCGAAGTTTCCGTCACCTACACCTGATGCCGCGTTGATGAGAAGTTTCATCAATAACTGAATTGTTTCTGCGAGATCGCGAACGTCTTCAGGTAATGATAAGTCTTTGGCGCGGTTCTTTTCTGTCAGACGAGTTTGGAAAAGTTCGTAGTAGACGTCAATGTATTCTCCGTTTTCGTCCAATCCACGCGCAACGTTTTCAAATGCCGATAGCATTGAAAGAAGAAGTGGGTAGTATGATGCGAAGTCTTCGTGGTTGGCCATACCGGTTGATACGTATTTGTATTTTTCAGCAAGTTCCCACTTTTTAAGATCTGAATTTTGACGTTTCTTAAGCGAGAACAGTTCAGGTTTTTCTTTAAGTTTCCATTCACCGTATGGTTCATTTGGATTCTTTTCGTTACCTGTTGGTGTTTTCTTAGGGTTCTTAATGAAGTCACGCACTTTAATTTCTTCGCCAGATGGAAGTGTTACTTTAGGCGGTAAATCGTTAAGAGCTTCTTTGACAGTTCCGTTTTCTGTCATGTCTTTGATTTGTTGAACTTTACGGTTGTGGATTTCAACGAGGTCGCAATCGTATTTGTAACGACGTTGATGGATTTCTGCTCCGTGGATACCCCCGATAGACATAGTTGCGTAACATGATGATTTAGTTAGGTCACGGTTGTAATAGAAAATGTTCGTGTTGTATTTTTCCATTAGTTCCGTGATGTATTGAGACGATTTAGTTCGTTCGTCGAATTCCATGTGTGGATAATCTTCACGGTATTGTTTACCTGAGTTGAAGTTTTTACCGCGAATAGAATCGTAGAAGTTATAAACTTGCATCCATGATTGGTATGCGTCTGTTGTTGGGTCATCTGTTACGTTTTTGAGGAACCATTTGTGCGTTTCTTCTAACACGTCGAACTGTTTGATCGTTTTACCCGTTAGACGTTTAATACGTTTGATTGCTGATTTAGACGGATACATGTAGCTTACAGTTTCGTTATCAGTCAATGCTTTATATGGTGATACGATGAACTCTACAAATTTAGCAGATGTTGAATCGTAAGTCAAACGGTTTGTTCGAATCTTCAATGGATCGATATCTGGGGTGATTTCGTCCCCGTTGTGCATATAGATTGTTTGAGGATAACGTTCGAGCAATTTTCCATGCAAGTCGTAAGGTACGGCGTATGCTTTGTGTTCGAAGACATATCGTAAGTTGACTACGTCGGATGCGTTATAGATGATACGGTCAATAAGATCGTCTAAGTCTTTAACGCGTACGTTGTTTGATGTATCAGCTTCTTTAATTGTTAGTCCGAGATAGGACATAACGCGCTTCAATGCAATCTTTGACATTTTCTCGTTCAACCGAGATACGTCAATAAAGCGGTTTGTCAGACGCCATGCACGACGGGTTGCGTTTCGGTCTGAGTTGAAATTACGACGTTTGTATGTATTACCATACTGATTGATTTCGTCTTCGTATTGTAAGAACTCAGGCATATTGTTTTTGTAATCATCGAACAAAGGGTTGTTGATTGTTTGACGAATACGTTTTGCTGTAATACCGAGCACTACGTCAGCGAATCCATTCTTAGCATGCTCTTGAATCATTTGCTCGATAGATTTGTCGGCTTTGATTGAGAATACGGCGTTTAGTTCGGCTAGTAGTTCGTGGATGACGGCGGATGTTACGGTCTCATCATAGTTAGTTGAGTTATATCCGAAGAAACGACCGTGTATGTTTGGATCGTAATCGTGGTCTGTATCTTTTACAGGATAGTACCAGTATTCGTCCCAATTTGCAAATTCACCTAGTGGTTTTAGAATTCGATATTGGTGTTGACTTGCGATTAATGATTTTTGACTTGGAATTTTTGTGCGATCGATCAATGTATCTGATGTTGCAACACCGAAACGTTTGATATAGTTGACGGCACCTGCAACTGTTTTAAGGTTGATGAATCGAATTGCGTCGATGTCTAGTTCGTGATTAATGTTGAAGAATTCAACAAGTTTTTGTGCTGTTGTGTATTGCACCTGAGGATTGGCTAGACCGAGATTGTCGTCATCAATGAATTCGACTTCGAGTGCTTTTCGAGATGGGTAATAATAAGCAACCGTATATACATTTTCAAAGGATTCAATATCCCAAAAATTGTCAAATACTAAATATTCCATGTATGTCCTTTCTAGATAAAAAAGTGTTCCAAAAGAACACTGCTACATAAAACATACTAAAACGTATATTTTATGAATCTTTCTAATAGATTTTAAAAAGTAATGTTTTAACACTAACATTTAATCATAAATACAGTCTAACACAAATTATTATTTTTTTGTTAACAAAAGTGACTGCGGTTTTTATATGATTTCTTCACATAAATTTTTAAACGATTGATACCTTTGATTTTAATTAGGGGTGAAAATCGTTTTTTTTTCTTCAAAATTTGTTAGCGATTTGACTTTTTTATTTGCATTCACTTAAACTTTATGTTATAATTAGTTTATGAAGTTTAGTGAAAGGAGTCCGAAAAATGGAAATCAGTTTGACATCCAAATTACGAATTGTATTTCAGTCAGAAGTTGATCGAAAAAGCGCTTATGATACAATGACTGGTTATCGTGATGCATGTAATTATGTTTCACAATACATTTTTGATCATGATTTTGTTCTAAAACAAAACGAATTACAATCGGTTCTTTATCATGAGCTTCGTAATCGATTTGGTTTGAAATCGCAAATGGCGGTATCTGTTTTTAGAACAGTTATTGCACGTTATAAGACAGTTCAAACACAACTTCGTAAACAACGAGTTTGGGACGGTTATAAAAAGGATAATCACGGAAAAGATGTTCCTAATTATATTAAAAAGGATTTGACTTTTTTGTGGAAGCCAATTGAGTTTAAACGTCCGCAATTAGACTTAGTTCGTAATCGTGATTATAGCTTCAAAAATGGTATGTTGTCTATGAATACGATTAATGGTCGTATTTTTGTCAAAGTTTATGGTCTTGAAGAAAATCATTATTTCGACGGTTCGTGGAAACTCGGAACTGGGAAAGTAGTTCGAAGTGGAAAACATTGGTTTTTCCATGTTTCCGCAAGCAAAGAAGTTCCTGATTTTGAAATGAAAGACTTAAAACATGTCGTTGGAATTGATCGCGGATTGCGTCAAGTTTTAACAACTTATGACGAAAAAGGTCAAACTCGTTTTGTTAATGGTGCGTTTATTTCGAAGAAACGCAAACATTATGCTAAATTGAGAGCGCGTCTTCAAGCTAAAAGAACGAAATCAGCTAAACGTCGTTTACGTTCTCTAAGTGGACGAGAATCCCGTTGGATGAGTGATGTGAATCATCAGTTATCTAAGACACTCGTTCAAACTTATGGTAAACAAACGTTATTCGTTCTTGAAGACTTAACAGGCGTGACTTTTGACACGGTTCATTCACGTAAAAGAGAGAATCGTTATGAGCATCATTCTTGGTCATTTTATGATCTTGAACAAAAACTCAGATATAAAGCTCACTTAAACGAAAGTGAAGTTGTCTTAGTAGATGCTCATTATACTAGTCAACGTTGTCCTAAATGTGGAACGATTGATAAATCGAACCGTGATAAAGACATTCACCAATATACATGTTCTAATTGTGGTTATTCGAGCAATGATGATCGAGTAGGTGCAATGAACATTTATGAACTTGGAAAATGGTTTGTTTCTGGTGTCGAAGAACCAGCTTTTTCGATAAATGAATAAATAGACATGCGTAAACGTATGTCATTGCCGTAGTCCATCAACCTGCGGATTTAGAAATACTTTTTCTAAAAAGAAGTCTCAATTGTTTCGTTTGTTTAAACGAAGTGTGTGGAAGGAAGTTATTTCTGTTTGACCACATTCAAATTAGGGACAAACCACCTACTTTAGTGGGTGGTAGTTGATAATAGAAAATGAATAGAATGTAGGTTCTATTCTTTTTTTTCTATTCCATTGACGAACTGTTCTTGCGTCTATTTTACCAAAATCACTGTCGATTGTCGACGATGAAATGAGCGCGAAACGCGCTAAATTTTGGCATTTATGATTTGTTTGTGATATAATTAGACTGTATAATATAACGAGCGTGACTATTTGTATGACTAGTTATTTTGTCACGCTAATGTCGTCTTGGACGACATTTAGAAAGATAAATATGACGAATCGATTAATTGATGAATTTAACAGAATAACTGAAATGACACCTGAAAGGTATCATGCGTTAACGAATTCCACTGTTGCTGATTGGCATGATGGTTCTCTATTGCATCGTGCGCAAGAATGGGTTGATTGTTTGCACAAACAACGTGGTAAGAAAATACTTATCATTCCCGATTATGACTCTGACGGTGTAATGTCTGGTTTGATTATCTATGCGGCTCTGTATGTGTTAGGCTGGACGAATGTACATATATACTATCCCACAATGGCTACGGGTTATGGGCTTTCTGTAGAGAGTCTCAATGAAGCTTTGTCTGAGATGCCTGATGCTGAAGTTATTGTCACGACGGATAATGGTATTAAGGCGTATGAGGGTGTTGCTGAGGCTAAACGTCGAGGTTTGGTTGTATTGGTTACCGATCACCATCCTGGCGTAGAAGAAGAACCTGAAGCGGATGTGATTGTGGATCCGAATTCGTTTTATGATGATACGTACCCTTTTAAGGCTATTTGTGGTGGTGAAGTTGCGTATAAATTAATGAGTTTGTATGCCAAGCAACATGGTTCTGATCAGGAACGTGTTTGGGTGAACGCGTTGTATCCTTTTGCGGGTATTTCTGCGGTTGCTGATATGATGGATATGGTTGATGAGAATCGTTTCTTGGTTAAAGAAACCGTTTCGTACCTATCTAACTTTTATGTGGATAATTCTGCGCCAAAAGAATATCTCCGTTTGTTCAAGGGTCTTTGGGCGTTGTTGGAAGAACTAAAAGATAACGGTAAATTGAAGTACGGAATTGATGCCGATACGATTGGATTCTATATCAGTCCAATGCTCAATGCGTCTCGTCGAGTGATGTCTACGTCTAAGTATGCTTTTCAAGTGTTCATGGAAGATGATGTTACAAAGTCTAGAGCGCATGCGAGAGAATTGTGGGCTATTAACGAACACCGTAAAAATAGATCGAATGCGTTGAGTCAAGCCGCGATGGCTCAGTGGAACGGTTATGATTCAATGGTTACTGTGATTGATGCGGGGATTGGGTATCCTGGATTAGTAGCCGGTCAATTGACGGGGGCGTTTGATATGCCGGCGGTTGTGTTTTCATATGAAGTTACGGGTGATGGTTTGCTTGTACCTGATGACTACGTACAACCTGGCTATATGTTACACGGTTCAGGTCGTGCGCCAGAGTGGTTCCATATGGGCAATGCGATGACGAGAATTCATAGTCGAAACCCCGAATGGTTTGTTTCGTGGGGTGGACATGCAGGGGCGCTTGGGTGTGTTATTTATTCACAATTTTTGCATGAATTTAAAATTGCGTTGGCTCATGAAGTAGGTCTCGCTGAAGAATATGCTCGGTTGAATTCGATACCTGGTTCGATTAATGTGATTGAAGTGCACGACTCTGATGCAGGTCTTGTGCAAGAGTATTGTGATTATATTGCGACACTCGAACCATTCGGTCAAGGGTTTGGTAGAGTTCCAGTGAAATATAGTATTGAGTTGGGCACGTTACAGGCTATTAAAACGATGGGCGCTGAACAGCAACATTTAAAATTAGCTACGGGTGTGTTTGATGTTTTGATTTGGAATTATCAGACTAAGGCGCATATTGAAAAAGTGATGAGTGGACCGCGTGGATCAGTTGTTGAATTTACGGGTACGCTCGGTGTTAATGAGTGGAATGGTCGAGTGACTCCTCAATTTGTTGTTGATACGATTCTCTAAATAGTTTATAATAGAAGTATCAATTTGATAGGATGTGGTGATTATGATGATTACTGTTGACTTAAAGGATATCCTCAAGTTGATATTTCGGATTGCTATTACTATTATCATGATTGGGCTTGTTATTTGGGGCGTCTATTGGTTTAATCACGGCGGTCAAGCGCAGATGACAACATGGCTCAATGATGGTACGAAATGGGTTCTGAAGCAGATTGAGGATCATAAGGTGTTGTTGGGCTCTGTCCTCGGTACAGTCGGATTAGTGTTCATGGGTGTACTGATACTCCTCGATGATTAATTCTTTAAAGTGATGCGTTAGCGTGTCACTTTTTTTGTGCATTCGGGGCGAGTTTCTATACAGAAATATTGGACAGAAATTTTCGACGGTACACACATTGTCTTATGCTCTTCCCCCGCCCGCCTTCGCGCGCGACATTCGCCCACACGCCTTGCACGAATAGTTGGCCAGTTACACGACCACGAGGCTTCGTGAGAGTGTCACTTGGCAACGGCTATTGGGAACTGTATCTCGCATGGATACTGGCATTTAGCACGTTAGCGTTTCTTGAGCGAGACATCGCGAAAGACATGCGCGTGCGAGTTCCGTGAGCGTATCCCTGTGCGTGTTTTGCAAGTGTCCATTGTCGCGAGTCTCTGTCCCGAAATCCTGTATCGAAGGGCTCCCCCGTATCCTCTCGCCCGAACCACGTGTACACCACACGGTCAAGAGACACATACGGGACAGATTGGCGGGCAAGGGGGGAACCGCGCGATCACTCGCAAGAGTGACTCATCACAGAAGCTCTCTCACGGAGATAGCTGACGTGATGTAGCGCGGGGGAAATGGGCGCGAGTTATCTCGTAGGAGAAA